ATTCTCAAATCCTTATAACAGAGAATTAGGGAAACGCGAAGCTGTGGTTGTTTTTCCACTCTTTGGCTCTCCATAGAAAAAGACTATGTACCCCCTCATATCTCGACTAACTTGATGCGGCTGAATTGACAATAAATCTATATCCATTTTATATCTCCTCTTATCATATTTAAAATTCTTCTCTGTACGACGAATGGCTAGCTCCTAGGAGCTAACCTTCATCTTTATATCTTCTATTATTTTAATTTAATTAAAAATTAAATGAACCCTTTGGAACTGTCTTAGCAGGACCGCCTGTCTTTGGAGCATCTCCAAATGGAAGATCATCACTTAATTCCTTTTCTCTTTCTTCACCCTGAGACTTTATCTTTGCCAGCTTAATCTCTCTATCCTGCTGAGCCTTTGTCAATTCTGCGATAGTCATTGTTTCTGTGCTATCTTCATCAAACTCATAAGGATTGCTTGCCGCCCAATCAACTTCCCATGAGGTAAAGCTTCTTGAATCATCCACTTCAATTGGGCCGCCAAAAGCAGATTCTATACGCTTCTTTCCTTCAACTCTATTATTCTTAATATATCCTGAAATTGCTGTATACATAGGAGTCTCAATTCCAGTGAAATAATCCATACCCTCTGGAGAAGTTACTGAAAAGCTCATTGGAAGAAGTTCGTTTCTAAAATTAAAAATCGCTCCTCTAATCTCAACATGCTCTTTTATATGCTTTTCATCATTCTCTTCAATCTGAGCAACATTTGTAATAACCATATCTGCAATAAAGTAATTAGACTTTGTTTTTTCTCCTGTAAAACTAGAAAGAGTTGAAACAAAACTACACTCAATTCTTCTTGCAGATACCATAGTCTTATTATTTATACTATAAAAATCACCCAGGTCAATCTTAGCCTCAACTCTAACCTTTAATGCGCCTTCCTTTCCTGATGCAAGCCATGTCTGTCCCGCATTCTTCGCATTCATTAAAGTTGAATAAGTTGTATTAGGCTTTCCACTCTTATATACTGGCTCCATAAAACTTACATGAATTGATACAATATTATTTTCATCCTCTGCCAAAGCAAGCTGAAAAATTCCACCAAGGAAATCTTTTCCAAACTTTGGAGAATCCTTCTTCTTTACCTGCTTAATCTCCAATCCACTTAAATCATATAAATATCCCTCTAAAGTTATCTTATTCGTATTGTCTCGCATAATTTTTACTCCTTATATCTTATTCTATATTAAAATCTTTGCCCATATCCGTGATTGAATAACAAACAGGATTAGCTCCAATTTTTTCTACATATCCATCTAAAACTAATTTCTTCATTGAACCAGAAACACTCTTCCCATTAATTCCTAGTCCATCTGCAATATCTTTAGCTTTAAATACATTATTAAATAATACAATATTTTCTTGCATAAAAGATAAAATTATTTTTCCTTTTTCTGTCAAAGGTGATTTTAAATCTTCTTTTTTCAAATTATCAAAAAATTTCTGTGCTTCATCATCTAATACTAAACCTTCTGTCATAAGTCTTTCAATCTGCTCAATAAAAATTTTTCTATCAGACATAATTATCATATCCTTTCTTTATTATATAATAATTATATCATAAAATTTATTTATTGTCAATACTTTCCTTTAAAGGATAACGACCACAAGATTTTTTTCCTTCATTACAATAGCCAAGTAAACAACACTTTGGCATACATTGACTTTTTATAATATAAGCCCACTCTTCTGAATAATTAGATAACTCTACCTCTATTTGATGCATCAAGTCTCGCATTTCCCAATATGCGCGAGAACAATCCCTCTGATGTGACATATCTATAATCTGTCGTGCATTTGTTCTATCAGTTATTTTTGATTCCATTCCAAGGGGAAGAATATTAGCTATATCTTCTTTTGGTATTCCTAATTCTTCTAATTTTACATATGTAGAAGAAATAGTATTCATAACCTCCCTATATAAATCATTAGCCTTTTCTGACTTTGCTATTGATGAAGGGGTTATATAATTAAAATCTCCATATTGAATATATCTTGTTGACTCTTGAAGTCTTGTAGGACTACCACCAATATGAGTATAAAATTCTCTAATACATCTTGCAGAATATCCTTCTACAACCATATAAACTTGAGACAACTCTAAAATTCTTCCATGCCCACTATCTATACATCCCTTTCCCCTACGAATATTTTTTTCTTTATCTGAGGTATCGGCTCCCCAACATGTCCCAGCATAAAACCCCATTTGTTCAAGAGGATTCTTAGGCGTATCTGGCATTATTGTAACTTTCTTCATTTCTTACTAACTCCTGTATTACTATTATAACCATAATCATAAGCCTGATAAAGTTCAATATAAAATTTTTCCTTTTCATTTAATTGCTCCGCAGGACACTTCTCCAAAAGTTCCCAAGAGAAATTCCATAAACCATATTCTTGCATTGCTTTATAAAGTTTATTATTTGCAGGGGTATCTATTCCCAATCCACACTTGGCATGCTCTGACCATCTTCGAGCTATAGCGCAACTTTGACCAATATAACACTCTTCTGTAACCATATTAGTAATTTTATAAATACCACTTACATCATTAGTAGTTCCTAATACATTATTGCTTAAAGTTTTCAATGGTTTTTGAAACCATGTACTCCATATTAACATTGATAATACTCTTGGCTTATTAAGAGTCTTTTTAATCTCTGTTAACCTATATATATCCGCTTTATCAGTCTCATCAATAGTTAAACAATAAAAATTTTTATTGTCTTTTATTTCTTTTTCTTTTAATTGTGCTTGTATTGCTGCGGCACGTGTTGCTTGAATCTTCCTTAAATCTGCTTGAGACTCTTGGATTTTTAAATCTATTTCTTTCTCAAACTCTTTGTATTTATTATTTAAAACTTCAATTTTTTTATCAAAGTTTTTATCTGCTTCTTTATAAGAATTTTGAAGATTATCAAAATAGTGAGAAAAACTTTCTCTACTCAAGTCTTCTTGGTCATTGCATCGTTGAGTATAATGTTTTACACATGATTGATATTGTTCTTCTACATTTCTTATCTTCTCTCTGTAGTGCTGCTCTTTTTCATCTAACTTTTCAAGTTCAAAATGCTTTTTTTCTGTTTCTTTTTTTAAAAAATCATTTTTGTTTTGTAATTCAATGTTAGCATTTTCTATTTCTTTATTTATTGTATGAATCTTTATAAAGTGTTTTCCAATAAAAAAGAACAAAATTAATATTATAATTATTCCTATTATATATTGCATGTCTTCTATATAGAAAAATATGGGTTAATTAAAATAACTAACCCATATTTTTATTCTGTGTAAATAATATCTAATTACTGAGCATCTGCTGGTGCATCTGGATCTGCAGCAACGCCATCATCAGTAAGTGAAATAAACTTAACAGCCTTCTGTGTGCCATCCTCAAGCTCTACATTAACTGAATCACTTCTCTGCGCCCAACCCTTCTTAACGAAAGAGTTTACTGAACCTGTTACCTGTCTTGCTGTAAGACCAAGTGCATCTGCGATGTCTGTATTTGTAAGCTTCTCGCCATTATGCTCCTTTAAATAGTTAAGTACTGCCTTAGTGTTTTCCTTCATTGCCATAATAATTGTCTCCTTTTAATTCTTTTAATTTTATTTTTTATTAAAGAGCATTTTTTGAACTCTTTATTATATTTATTTTTATAGAGTAGAAGAGGATTCAAACCTCTTAGTACAGCAGGAGTTTCCCAATTAGTATTAGCATACATACTATTATTATATAATAGTGCTGGTCTCGAACCAGAATGCCTGCATATTCTATAATACCTCTAGCCTTCCATACCTCTTTTCGGAAGTTTACTACTCTATATTTATATTATATCATAAAAATTTTTATTTGTCAAAATTTTTCATAATATATTCATCCATTTTTAATACATCTTCCATTGAAAGGACAGACATATATTCTTTAATTTTATTTTCATTTTCTTTAACGTTTTTGCCCTGTCGAATTTCTTTCTCACATAACATAATATTCGTAGCAATTACTCTAAGTTTTGCTCTTTGCATCTCTCTTACCTTTCTATATATATTATAACAAAAATTTTATAAAATATCAACAATAATTATTAATAAAATCTTGCTCGGTTATAATAGGGATTCCTAAATCTTTAGCCTTTTTATTCTTAGAAGATGTACTATTAATATCATTATTTATTAAGAAAGATGTTTTAGAAGAAATCGCGGAAGCTACCTTGCCGCCCTTATTTTCAATATCCGTCTTAATTGCATCTCTATTCTTATAGGTAAAAAGTTTTCCTGTAATAACAAATATCTTTCCCTTTAACTTTTCATCTTTTGACTTAGCATTGTTTTCTATTGTTAGGAAATTCTTTTTAATATTATCTAATTCAGTAAAATCAAAATCTTTTAAAGATTTATCCATTTCATATCCAAACCCATAAAAATCTTCAAAAGATTTATTGCTCTTAATATATTCTCTAAAACTTTCCCAAGAGTCAAAATGATTACATAACTCTTTAGCTATTGTTCTTCCTATAAGAGGAATCCCACATGCAGAAATAAAAGCTTCAAGAGAACAATTCTTACTATTTTCAATAGCTTCAAGAATATTAGCTACTGATTTATCTCCAAATCCAGGTTTATTCCCCCACTCTACTTTTTTGTCTTTTAATCTATATAAATCAGATATAGAAGAAACCCACTCCCAATCAATCAATTTCTCAAGGGTGGCTTTTGAGAGTCCTTTAATATCAAGTCCTTTCTTGCCTGCATAATGGTCTAATCTATTGATTAGTTTTCCTTGACATTGCGGATTGTCGCATATAAGATTCTCAACTCCAGAGTCGCTTACTATAATCTTAGTATCTCCTCCGCATATCGGACATATTTTAGGAATTGTAAAAATCTTCATGTTTTCTCTCCTTATCTTTTATTGCATTGTCTATTGTGTATCTATGTATATCTACAATTGGAGATAAAATGCCTTTCCTTATTTCCTTTCCCAAGTTAAATACCTGATAATTTACTATGTTTGCCGCTAAATTAATATGATATGGTGAGTGCGATCTATCAGAATGATCGTGTCCATGTATATTAAGATAATAAGGCATTACTGGAAGTGGCTCGTGCGATAACACTAACTTTGGGGTTATGAATAATGGGCCGTCATATACTTCATCAAATATTACACGATAGCGAGACTTTTTTCCATCATCATGGTTTCCTTTTATTAAAACTTTATAATCAGCTTTAATATCTTTAAAATAAGATAAATCTCCACAATCTCCAAGACAAATCAAAGTGTCATTTTTACCGACACTTTTATTTATAATACTGACATGCTCTTCTGGAGTTATCCAATTCTCATCCATATATTTGCAATCTTTGTCTCCAAAATGAGTGTCTGAAATAATATATATACTTCCAAAAAGTGACCAAGTTTTATATTTACTGTATAAACAATCTATCATTTTTACACCTCCGCTCGCGTTATTTGAGGAATTATTTGATTTGATTTAATTACCCAAATTTTCTGTCCTATATAAGGGTCATCTCCTAATAAAGCTTTCATTATACTAATATTATGAAGACTTGCTCTAGTTACTGTTGAGCCTTCAATTCTAACTGGTTTAAATATAGCTACTGGAGTAAGTACGCCTGTCCTTCCCATTGTCCATTCAATATCTTCCAATTCAGTTTCGTATTCTTCATCGTAAAATTTATATGCGATTCCACCTGAAAAATGATGTGCAGTTCTTCCTGCATCATTAAATAATTTTATATTATCAATTTTAAATACAATTCCATCAATAGGATAATCTAAATCTTTTGCCTTATCTTTTAAATGATTTATCATATCTTGAATAATATTAGGACTATTAAATTTTGTGCCTAAAAATGGAACTACTTTAAATCCTAAATCTTCTAATGCAGTTAATTTTTCACTCAATAAGGTTTTATCTATTCCTCTAATTACATCCCATGCAACAAAAGTTAAATGTCTATTGTAACTTTCCTTACTATTTAGAAGCCTTATTGAACCTGCTGCAAAATTTCGAGGATTCTCATAGTCTTTTTCAAACTTTTTAAAATTTTCATATGTACAAATTATTTCTCCATCAACAACTATTTCATTTTTATTATTTATTTTATTCGGGATTGAGGGAATTACTAAAGCATTGTGTAAAATATTTTCCCCTATTTCTCCGTTACCTCTTGTTTCAGCCTTAATAAGTTTTCCATCCTTATAAGTTAAAGAACAAGTCAAACCGTCCATTTTACACATACCAATATATTTATTATCTTTAATAAGGGATGCTATATCGTCTATTGTTTTAGTCTTGTTTAAAGATAACATTAAATGGTCATGTTTAACTTTTTCAAGCTTTGATATAATAGTAAAATTTACTTTTTGTGTTGGCGAATCTGGAAGATAGATTCCCGTTTCTTTCTCAAGAGCCACAAGTTTAAAGTACATATCATCCCATTCTTTATCTGAAATTTTCGGCTGTCCTTCATCATATAACTTAGTATAATAATTAAGCTTATCAACTAATTCTTTTATTTTATTCATTTTTATCACCTCTTAACTTCTATATATATTATAATATATTTTTTATTAAAAATCAAATAAGGGAGCACAAGCCCCCTTATATTTTTACTACATTTAATATTGTAGAATTTTTTATCATTATATTGCCTGCGGCAGTTCTTCCAAAGTTTGGAATATCTTTTGCAGAAATACATATCGTAGACCTGTTACCTACAATAAGGATAGAATCATTATCACTAATCATTTCTGCGCCGACAATGTTATCTCCTTTATATAACTGGAGTCCCTTTCCACCTCTACCTTGAACTGGAAATTCAGACAGCTCCATCTTTTTGCCTAATCCCTTTTCAGTAAATATTGCTAAACTATCTGTATTCTTATGAACTGGAAGTCCGCATAATATGCTGTCTCCTTCATCTAATTTAATAGATTTTACTCCCATAGCTATTCTACCAACAGCTCCAATATCTTTTGTTTCAAAACGGATAGACATACCTTTCTTTGTGATAATCATTATTTGTTCATCATTTAAGAAAGTTACATTCGCAAGACTGTCTCCTTCTTTTAATTTAATTGCCGCAATACCACAATTTCTTTTTGCAGATTTATATTCATCAAGCTCAGTCTTTTTAAGTAAACCATTCTTAGTAATAAATACTACATACTTAGCTTCACTCTTTCTATACAAAGAAGTAATTGCAATAATTTCTTCATCTGGTTCAATAGGAATTAAATCTCTAATTGAAGAACCTTTTGATACATTAGTTCCAGCTGGTACGTTGTCAACAACCAATCTATACATTTTTCCTTTTGATGAAAAAGCCATAAGTATATCAACAGTATTAGTTGAGATAGAACTGAGGATTGCGGAATCCGCATTTTTTATTCCTACTCCATTTCTCTTTTGAACCTTAAATGATTTTGCGGGAACTCGCTTTATTAAACCAGTCTTTGTAAGAACTACAACTACATCTTCTGGAATTACTTCTGCAATTTCTTTTTCTTCTTTTGGAACTTCAATATTAAGAAGTTCTGTTCTACGAGCATCTCCATACTTTTCTTTCAGCTTATTTATTAACTCAATAAGTTTTGTATTTCTGTAATCCTCTTCATTAATAATTCTATCACATTCTGCTATAATAGCGATTTTTTCTTCAAGTTCTTTTATTAAATCATTGCTATCAAGCTTTGTCAATCTAGCTAATTTTAAGTCAAGAACAGCTTTAGCCTGAATTTCATCTAATCCAAATTCTTTCTGAAGCTTATCTTTTGCTTCTTTAGAATCAATTGAACCTCTAATAATTTCAATGGCTCTATCTATACTCTTAATTATTATTAAGAGTCCATCCAAAATATGCTTACGTGCTACAGCTTTATCTCTATCAAAATTAGTTACATTAAGTAACACATTAATCTGATGAGTTACATAAGCTTTTACCAAATCTAGCATAGAACACATTTTAGGAGTTCCATTTACAATATAATTCATATTATATGAAAGCGTAGTCTGTAAATCAGTTAAAGCAAAAAGTTTATTTACTACTGATTCAGGATTAACTCCTTTTTTAACTGTAAACACTAGCTTGTTCTCGCCAAGAGAAGATTCATCATTAAAGTCTTCTAACAAATCATCAAAAATATCAATATTTTTTTCTAACTGCTCTTTTATTTTGTTTCTATATGTTCTATATGGAATAGTATAAAATGTAATAACCTGTCCTTTTACATTATATTTTCCTCTTACCTTTAAAGATGTTGCTGAATGTCCTGTTGCAAAAGCTGTTCTTATATCTTTGCTATTTATAACAACATTCTCGAGTGGGAAGTCTGGGCCTTTAATATATTCCATCAATTCATCTATTGTTATATTTTTATTGCGAATATAAGCTATAATTCCGTCACATACCTCAGATAGATTATGTGGCATAGATGAATGAGACATACTAATACCAATAGCCTGTCTACCATTACACATCGCATTAGGAAACATTCCTGGAAGAATAACTGGCTCATAAAATTCTCCATTATAGGTCTCTTTCAGAGGAACTGCATTCTTCTTAAAATTTTCCATCATTAAGTCTGCAAATTTAGATGGCTTAGCTTCTGTATATCTTGAACTAGCTACCATATCATTATTTTCCTGAGTTCCCAAAGAACCCTGTCCTTGTATAAGAGGGTATCTCATTAAATAAGGCTGAGACATTTTACACAAAACTCCATAACAAGCTTGATCTCCATGAAAATAGCTAGTGGCTAATGTGCTTCCGACTATCGCATTACATTTCTTTGTCTTACCTTTATTAGACATTTTTAAGAAATCTTCCATTGTCCAAAGAATCTTTCTCTGAGCAGAGAGAAGTCCATCCTCTGCGGATGGAATTGCTCTATCAGTTAAAACTTCTGAAGCATAGGTAAGGAAAGACTCTTTACTTTCATCATATATATCTACTTCAGTAATAAAATCTTCCATATTTATGTCCTTTCTTTATTTTATAATTTATTATATCATATTTTTTAATCAAATTCAAATCCAAGAGTCTTTGCATTATCATAAATAAATTGTTTTCTTGGAGTAACCGCTTGTCCCTGCAATGTATCTAATAATACTTTTGTTTTCTGCAAGTCAGATATAGTAATTCTCTTAAATCTCTGCTTTTCAAAGCAAACCTTATGAAGATCAGCTGCATCAAGTTCTCCAAGACCCTTTGCTCTCAATACTTCATAATTGTTTTTATGAGTTGTTTTGAATTTATCCATTTCTTCTTCTGTATAGAAATACAATTCTTCTTTTCCAAGCTTTACTATATAAAGAGGAGTTACTGCTCGATAAAGCTTTCCCGCTTCTATTAAAGGACGCATATATGTAAAGAAAAATGTAATCAAAAGAAGTTCAATATCTGCTCCATCAGAATCCATATCTGTTGTTATTACAATCTTATCAAAATTCATTTTTGACACATCAAAAGTGTCACCAAATCCTGCCCCTATGACTCTAACTATATCAGACATTTCCTGATTAGCTAAAATTTTATCAATAGATGTCTTTAAAGGAGAAATAATCTTTCCTCTTAACATATATATACAATCTGTTTTTGCATTTCTTGCTTCAACTGCGGCGCTCCCAGCTGAAAGGCCCTCTACCAACAGAAGATTTCTTTCTGAAGGATTTTTATTTGCACAATCAATAAACTTATTGCTAAGTTTCATTTTAGCTTTTAAACCTTTTTCTTTTGGCTTTCTTGCAGCTTCCCTTGCTTTCTTAGCTGCTTCTCTAGCTTTTCTAGCACTTGCCGCCTTATCAAATATTAGTTTAATTTCTTTTTCATTATTATTAAACCAATATTGTAAGTTTTCAACAATAGCAGATGTAAAAGGTGTCATGTCTAACTTTACAATTCTACTCTTGGTCTGAGCATCATATGAAACTCCTGGAGCAGTAATATTAAAAGCAATTAATAATCCTTCCTGTATATCATCACCTGAAAAATTAGTATCTTTATCTTTTAACCATTTTTTCTCTTTAAAGAATTTATTAAACTCTCTGGTTAAAATAGTTTTTATCTGCGTGATATGTGGGCCTGCATCAGTTTCACCTGTATTAACATAAGAAATCATATTTAAAGAATAATTAGAAGTATATGTAATAACCATATCCATTTTATTTCTACCATTCTCAAAAGACATATTCATTCTATTGTTAATAAGTTCATTGTCTTTAACCTTTTTATCAACTAAATCATTTAAACCATTTTTTGAGAAAAATGAAACCTTTTCATCTGAAGTTGTAAGATTTATTGTCAATCCAGGACATAGACAAACAAGAACATCAAATAATTCTTTTACTCTATTTATTTCAACTTTATTTGAAGTAAAAAATTCTTCACTAGGAAGCCACTCTACTTCAGTTCCATGCTCATTACTGTCTCCTGTTATACGATCTGAAAAAACTCCTTCTTTAAAGGATACCTCTTCAAATTTTCCGTCTCTAAAAGAAGTAACTATCAACCAATGTGACAAGAAGTTTGTAAGCTTGCTTCCTATACCATTAAGACCTAAAGCAGTACCTTCATACACTCCATCGTCTGTAAATTTTCCTGAAGTATTAAGTGTATCAAATGCTGCCTGAAGAATAGTCTTACCATCATCCCTTTTACTATTAATTAAAAATCCCTGTGCATAGTCTCTTACACAGCAAGAATTATCTTTATTTATAGTTACATCTATTGTATCTCCATGTCCAGCCTTATATTCATCAATAGCATTAGATACTATCTCTATTAATGGTTGAGTTGCATACTCCGTAGATCCACAATAGACACCAGGACGAAGACGGGTAAATTCCAATGGGCTTAGTGATTTAATACTTTCCTCATTATACAAATTATTACTCATCTGTATAACTCCTTTCTTTATTAAAATTTTATTTATTATTTTTAACCTCAATAAATATTATATTAAAAATTTTATTTTTTGTCAATTATTAGATTTTAAGAGTAATTTTAAATCTTCTTTCACTTTAGAAGTACATATAATTTTATGTCTATTTATAATATTAATTATTTTTTTAAGATTATTCGTAGCAAAAGCATCCGCTAATTCATTTCCTATTGCGTCTATGTCTCCTTTTACATCAAAACCTAGATGTCCTCTAACCTTATGGATTTGACAAATTGAAGTTTTTTTGTTATCATATAAGTAATAAAGATTTTTTACTAAATCAAGATTTTTAACCTCCTCATTTTTACTATTGCGCCAATTAGATTTCGCCCAAGACCACATCCAATCTTTAATTATATTAACGCAATAAGCTGAATCAGAATATATATTATATGTAAAAGGTAATGTTTGAACTATATCAATAGCAGAAATTATTGCTTTTAATTCTTCTCTATTGTTAGTGGTATTTTCACATCTTTCGCTATTGAAAAAAGTAAAAAAAATATGGTCATATATTTGTATAAGTCCAATAACACTATATCCACCTGATCCAGGATTTCCACTACATGCTCCATCAGTATATATTCTTAACATATTTACCCCTCCTTTTTATAAATCAATATTAAGAAGTTCTTTTGCTCGTTCTTTGGCAGCTTGACGCGCTTCCCAATCAGTATATTCACATGAACCTGTAGAAATTGTATTATTAAACATAAAACGAACAAGACTTTCAATATCTAATATTTCAGATTTATAATTAGCAATAAGAATAGATTCTTCTTTTTTATTAATTTCAAGAAGCTCTTCTTTTGTATGATAAATATTTTTTAATAAAGATGCCGACACGCCCCCATCATCAAGATGAATTGTAACATTAGTAGCAGGTTTCCCATCTGGATCAATTGTTGAATTAAAACCTAAAATAGTTCCTCCAGAGGGTCCAACCCATACCTGATTAAACCATATATGTTCTCCAATAGCAAAATTATTAAATCTTTCCATAGTGTCTCCTTTTTTATTTATACAGTGCTAACTTCTTTTTTATTATATAATTATTATATCATATTTTTGATATTCTGTCAACTATTTTACTCTAAAAAAGAGCAAAAAAATAAAGCAGATATTTTTCATATCTGCTTTATTATAATTTTATTTGCAAACTTTTTTCATTTTTGCATAAGAAGCGTTGCCATATTCTGCATCAACTGCAAGTTTATATTTCCTTTGAAATTTCTTTAAAGCTTGCGCGGTTGCCACTCCAAAGATTCCATCAACCACAAGCGCTTTATTACTATTATCTTTAAATCCAAGATAATTTAAGTCTTGCTGAAGATATTTGACTTGAGTATTTGAATAGCCCTGTTCAAGATAAGGCTTTGCTATTGCAGGAGCTTTCTTTTTTACAACGGTTGTTGTAGGTTTTTTGATTTTTGATATTGCAAAAACTCGTTTCATCTTATTGTATGAACTATTACCATATTCTCCATCAATAGTAAGCTTGTATTTCTTTTGAAAAGCTTTAAGAGCATACTCTGTACCAGCTCCAAAAATACCATCTGTATCAAGCTTATTGCCTTTTGCATCTTTAAATCCAAGATAGTTTAAATCTTGTTGAAGATAAGCTACTTCAATTCCCTCATAGCCTTTCCCAAGATAAGGCTTTGCAATATCTGGAACTTTTGATTTAGTCTTTTTAAGCTTTTTATTTACCTCAAGGGCAATATAGGTGTGCTTATTATAAAGGTATTCTCCCGGACATGATTTTGCTGCGAACCAACGGTGAACTGTCATATTTTGTTTATCAACTTGACCTATAAGAGATTTATCAGCTCTCCATTTTAACTCTTTAATACCATTACGTTTACATATATCTGCGCAAAGATTAATTAAAGATTTCATTGCGGCTGAGCTTACATGCCACTCAGGTCCCGGGCCATCATTTGCTACCTCAATAGTAACTGCCCTATTATCGTTAGATGCACTAGAAGTACACCAGCTCCTATCTTTTTCTTCAACATATAATCCTATTCTACCATCAGAGCCAATTCCATAATTAGAGCTTGCATCAGTTGATGTTCTTGAGAATAAATTACCACATGTTTCAACAGATAAATCTCCTGCCATGCAATGAATAGAAATAGTATCTATAATATGATTCCTATTAGTGTCTTTATTAGGGCTTATCTGTTTATAATTCACTAATTTACTATTTGTAAAACCCATTTTAATTACCTCTTATTCATCTTTTTCTATATATTCTTTTATATTCTCATTCTTATCTAACATATCCTTCATTTGATCGAGAGCTTCATCTACATATTTACTGAATGTTTCAAAAGGAATGAAAACTGAAACAAAAGGAAATTTACTAATTGCTAAATCATATACATATCTAAGCTTTAATTCACCAGTTCCACTACCAAGATATTTCTCAGCTTTAATAACAGCATATAAAAGCCATTCTTTTAAGTCTTTTATCTGTTGGTCTTTTGGTTTTTTAAAAAATTTAACAATAGAAACTCCAATTTCAAAAAGAATAAAGATTCCAAATAAAATAATTATTATTAATGTTAATTTATCTTGCATATCCTTTTCCTCCTTAAAATAAAAAAATGAGAAAGTAGAACTATTTCTACTTTCTCATATATTAAAAAATTATACATTATTTTAATTATTCTTGTCCATTGTATCACTTAAAGTTGCGGCAATGCGACTCTTCTTCTTTTTAGCAGCTTGGTTCTCTAAATTTTTCCTAATGCCTTCTCTAAGTTTATTCATTTTATCTTCTCTATCTCTGCGCTTCTGTAATGCCGCCTGAGATTCTTTTATTGACTCAATTCGTGTATATGGCATTATTTTCTCTTTCTCTTGAAGTGCTTTTAAATCTCTAATAAGATTATTTTTTTCATTTTCTGTAATTCGACACTTCTTTTTTAGCCTTTTAGCATAAAAAGCATCATTGTCATACTCTTTTGCCTGACGAAGAGTGTTTAAAAAATTAATCTCTCTTTTATAAACTTCCTTCTCTATTCTAACTAGTGCCTTATAATATTTTATTACTGCTCTAAGTTCTGCAAGCTGACAACCAAAAAAACGAGAATCATAACCAGCCTCTCTATCCTCTGGGTTTAAACAGGCATACCCAAAAAAGCTTCCAATAGGAGTGGATATTTCAATTAGAGAAAATCCCGTATCCCCATTATATTCTGCTTTTGCAATATGATATTTTTTCATTATCATTCTTTATTACCTCTTTCATTTATACAATAATTTTTTATATCTGTTATTACATCATCAAGTAAAATGGGATAACAGTTATGTGCATCCATTTCACAATGATAAATAGCTCCTTTATCCATATCTAAAAATTTATTAAAAGTATGTAAATGACCGCATAAGTTTAAGTTTAGAGTTCCGCCTTTTATTACATCATCAAAATTTCCTGTTAAAGTTGGATAATGACTAAGATATAACATTTTCTTTTTATACTTTATTACTGTTGCATAGCCAAGAATTTCACCATACTTTTCATATATTCTTAGTCTACTATTGGTATCATGATTACCAATTATAAACCTTATATTTCCATTAAGCTGCTTAAGAAGATTTTCTCCAACTTCATTATCTCCAAGCATAACATCCCCCAAATGATATACTATATCTTCTGGCTGAACCTTTTCATTCCATCTCTTAACTATTTCATTATTCATTTCATCAACTGAATTAAAACCTCGAGGCTTCCAGATAAAATCTCGATCATGCCCCAGATGAGTATCGCTAGTTATCCAAATATTAGACATTTCTATTCCTCCTTATTTCATTACCATACATATCTACTGTTATGATTTCATTATAACCTTCTTCAAAAGTAGGCATTCTAAAATTTTTATACATGCCATTAATTGCGGACTCAGGAACCCTTGCCCGCCCCTCTCTATAATTATTTCTATCTATACATACTGAGAGAGGAATATCCATAACTATAATTTTAAGGAACTTATACTGCTTGGATATTCTTCTAAGAATCTTATATCTTGATGGCGGATTGATATGAGTTGCATCTACCCATATATTTTCTATACTATTAACTTTTAAAGCCTGATTTATTGTCTTAACAAAAGTATCAAAAACAAGCTTTTCTTTTCCAAAATATTCCTGTCCTTCTTCAAGCATTGAAAATCTTATTAAATCTCTTGATATATAAAGGTCATGTTCTCCTCTATGTTTTTCTACATAAGTAGACTTTCCACTTCCAGGAATACCGCACATCATAATAATATTTGCCATTTTTTATTCCTCCTTTTGCTTTTCTATTTTCTCAGTGTTATTTACAATTGAAGATATAAATTGTTTATATGACTTTACAATTCTTTCTCCGTTTTTAAAATTTCCGTTTTCAAATTCAATTAAAAAATCCTCTTTATTATACTTTCCAAAAGGACGAACCTCTGCATGATTAGTTATTTTTTTACAGTTTATACAATATAATGATTTTAAGTGTCCAGCTTCTCGTTCTTTTCCTACTTTTCTAGGAATATCTATTCCTCTTTTCCCACATTCAGTGCAGTACATCTCACTAATGCTTATACTCATTTTTATACACCTCTTTCATAACTTTCTATAAATATTATATCATATTTTTTTATAAAAAACAAAAAGAGGATTATTAAATCCTCTTTTAATTAATGTATTTGCTGAATTGATGTATATAAACATTCAGAAAAATTAAATCTTTTATCAAGATGATGATGACCAAAATAATGCTGTTTATATTCCACATTAGATATTAAATCTTGAATTTGTTTTGACGTTTCGCTTGGCAAATATTGTGATGGTGGCACTTTCCCCCATAAAGCCATTTCATAAAAAGCAGAAGCGGGTGCTTCGTGTGTAACAATAAAATCAACTTTATTATTATATAAAGCTAAATTTTTCTTTGCATTGTCAAAATCTGCGGCAGTAGGCACCTCTTCTTCCCACCAAGAGATACCTTTAATTCTAAAGAGTTTATGTTGCTTTCTCCATAACCTAGCTGTATCCTTCCAATCCTTATCTATTGAAGGATCAATTATACCATCCTGGATGTCATGTGATGGCGCACCGCCAAAAGCAAGAATAGTACAATTATCTATTTCAAAAATTTCTCCTCGCATTAAATGATAAATATGCGGACGTATCTGATGAGTAAGACCTCCGCAAAATTCTACTTGCGGGAAACTATTTAAACGAGTAAAATTTTCATGGTTTCCATCTACAAAAAGAGTAGTCCAAGGTTTTGCATTTAACCAATCAAGCCAATATTTTTCAGAAAGATTGTGTTTATCTATATCCCAAATTCCGCCAAAATCTCCACATATAATAACATAATCATTTCTATTTAGATTTTTTCCTTCTGAGAAATACTGACTTGAGAATCTGCGGAAATCACCATGGGTATCCCCAGTAATAAATATTGACATTATGAGCCTCCTTTCTTTATTTCATCTAAAAGATATGTAGCACGATCAATTAAATTATCATAACTCATATGATAAAACTTTTCATTAATTGGACCACAAACTACATATCTTTCATATAATTCATTAGAAATAAATACAAGTTCTTCTAATTTTAATTCTTCTTCATCTATAAGATTATCCATGATATTTTATTTTTTTTATCCTTTTATTCATTAAAAATCTAGGGCAGGAGCCAAGATAATCTTTAAAGATTCTCTTTTCTCTCGACTCCCATGCCTTTGGTTGTTTGATTATTATATTTTCTTTTTTATCCATGATATTTTACAATAAAAGCATTATCAACAGCTTTAAATGACTTCTTTCCATCAAGAGATCTAAACACTAATCCCTCTCTCATTCCGCCATCAATCTCTGACTCACCTGCGGCAAGCGCAAGAATTTCATCACAAGTCTGAGGAAGTGTGAGATTTGGATTTACTATTGGTACCCAAGGAATATCATATCTTGCCATCATTTCTCTTGAAGCTATTGAATTTGCTCTTCCATCCTTAGAGTTTATAAGGTTAAATCCTCTTAATTCTCTATGGTCTAATCCGTATGTACGGTTCTGCACCTTAGTACCGAATGTCTCGCCCTGAAGAGTCACCCAATCCCAGTCTGGATTCTTCTCCATGAGATCTCTAAGAGCGTCCTCTATATGATACTTTTCAGCCATTTCTGTGTAGATATTTGTATCATAGAAGCATTTCTTATCTGGCTTATCAAAGCATACATTTCTTGAGCAAACAAGAAACTCATACTTATGACGACGAACTCTCTTCATTGTAAATGTGGTTGAAGAACCATCTATCTTCTCCGTTGCTATCCAATGCTCCTTAGCTAGTTCAGGAATCATATGGGCTAGATTTTGGATTCTCTCTTCGTCAGTTTTTACGACCCACTCAGGCCAGCCTCTATAATCCTTTTTCTTACCAAAGAAAACGAAAAGTAACTTCTTTCCCCAATTATGCTTCATAAGCCAGCGATAAGGCTGCTTAGAAAATAGCTTTCCATGACGCTGAGCCATCTTCTTGTACTTATCAACAGTCGAAGCTCCTTTACGCTTATTATCTGCGGGATCCGCATATGTAACACCTAACTCCTGAGTAAGAAAGTCTCCCTCTGAAAGTATAGTGCCATCTGGCTTCTTAATAATCTCTGCATCTCCTGTAGACTGTCCAGTAGTAGTAAGCTCCCATCCAAAATCATCTGCGGACATGAGAAGTCCCTGTGACCAAAACTGTCCATCAGGAGTCTTATATTTCTGAGTCTTAATCTTATAATGCTTAGCTTCAAGAAACTCAAATGGAGCCTTGGTAGGAACCTGAGAATCTATCTCAAAATAGATTCCGAGATCGCCTGGCTTAAACTGATCCTTTCTAACCATTATCGTCCATCCGCCAATAACCGCACACTCTACTCTATCTCTACCTGGTATTGGTCTAATTTCATCTACTTTTGCTATATAGCAAAGCTCTCTCTGTTTAGTCTTTGGATTTATCATATTTTATTCCTCCTTTATATAAATTGGCTTATTGATATTGAATATTCTATTCTCTTAATTAATAAAAATTGCTCTCTCATTCATTTATATATATTATATCATAAAATTTTATTATTTTCAATAATAATTAAATAAAATTGTCAAAGTTATAATTAATTCTATATGCAAGTTTCTTCGTAATAAAACCTGATTGGTGTAAGATCATGCAAGATAGATGAATGTCATCATATATCAGATCTGTTATAGAGCAATTCGATAAGATACTGTTACCAGGCATAGTCTTTGACTTGAAATAAACAGCTTTGCCATTGTATTTTTCAAATGCTTTGCAATATGTATCCCAATCTTCAACTTCAACAATTAGTGACTGATGATCTCTTATGATATTATCATTATCAATACTCAAATTTGTCTCAATTACTTGAATCACATTTCTCACCTCCAACTATGTATTCTCCGTTCTAATCATAATACACATAATTACAGCTATTGGATTCAATATTTTCTAAGTAAATAATCATTTCACCATCTTCATGACATTTATCAATTTCAATGTTAGAAATTTTAATAGAAGTGTCTGTCATTTCTACAATATTTCCTATATAGCTGTCATGATGATTTGTTACTTTATTGAATAACGTAAATGCAATATCTTCACCAACTCTAAAGCTTTTCTTGTTGTCTGTTACTAATGTTCTTACTGTTTTAATGTTGTATTTCACAATCTCACCTCTACAACCAAGGAATATCAGACTCCTTCGACTCTATTTCTTCACTGTTACATTGAAAACTGACCTTAAAATACAGATAATTAACCAAATACCAGTTGCAATAGACCATTTAAATGTCAAACCAAAGCACATTGTAATAAGCTTGATTATTCCACATGTAACAATCCAACTAAGTCCATAGCATACAGCTAAAATTGCAATGACAATAATTGCTGTTACTCCACCTTCCGTTAATTTTTCCTTCAAATTACTCATATATATATTCTCCTTTATATTTACTCTTCTTCAACAAATACCAATCTATCAATATATTCTCTACCTTCACTCTTGAAAATAGGAATATCTGTATCAATAATCCACTCATTGTCTGATTTAGAAGAATCTCTTAACTGTGCAGTTGCCATAACACTATCAGTTTCAATAATAATCTTATTTCTTACACAACAGCTTCCTCTCTTTTGATAGGTAGGCAAATCGTTCCAATTAATACCTTTCTGAGTCATAAGCATATCCTGAATATCATTACATGACTTATTCTGTAATTCTTTATGTGAGAAATTGGCTTGACCTACCATCTGGATTGAATTACGAGAGGCGTCTAACTGTCTCCAATATACGAGATTTGTCACTTCTTCTTTTGGAATATTGAAACAACGAGCATCAAACATTGCACCCTTGTCAGCTGCTTTGACATGAGCTAAATGAATAGGTACATATTCTTCGTCAATGATATTCCCATGTTCATCGAATTTATCAGTAAAATAAGTATTGTTGGCAAAGGATTTATTAAATGCCATCGTAGCCATACTTGCAGCAATACTACAAATCTTCTGTACTTCATAATCAAACCATGCAGAAGATGTAAGCCTCTTATAATCAACAAGAATCAATGTAATCTCATCTGACTGTGTGTAACCAAGAACACAGCCCTGAATATTCTCACATAAGTATTTCATTGTTTCCTGCATAGACTTGATTAGCACTTCATCAAACGGCTTATGAAACCCTCTTGTGAATGTATGAAACGCTTTTCCATCAATTCTGATAGCAACTGGGCATCTTCTCATTAGTTTTGTCTTAGGAATCTGCTCATAAAATGTTTTCATCCTAACACCTAAATCATCATGTACTGGCATATATATACTCCCCTTTCAATATGTTATTCTCTTTTAATTATTCTTTGAAACATCCTTTAAAACAGGCTTCTCATTGATAATCTCATGTAAAAAAACAAAAACAAGACCATCATGAAAATCAACTTCATACTTATCATATATATCAGTATCAATAAGTAAATGAATATCAATTTCTTTCTCAAATCCGATGTCTTTAATTTTATGTTCACCTTTGATATTCAGATAAGTTTCCTTGGTTCTATTGATAAACTCTGTCTCATATTTAATATTCTCCTTTGGAATACCAATCGCATTATAAATATAAATCTTATCTGTTCCTACCTGTGCAACTTTAAAAGCTGCTGTGTAATTATTAAACATACATGTATACTCCTTTCTTTAATCTCGGATTCATCAAGTCACTGTTGCTCATTTATTCTTCTTTTAATATCAACGATTATTCATTATCTTGCTCAACACCCTTATATGCTACTCTATCTCTATGATTAATATAAATCAAAGCAGGATCATCATACTCTTCGTACCTTGTATATCCAATAAATCCTTCTGTATCAATATAAGGTGCTAACCAATGTAGAAACTTATCAATCTCATTATCATAATTTTTTAAATTAGCTCTAATATTGACCTTGTAACATTTTGAAATGTTATCAAATATAATCTTACTATTGGTCATTCCGTCAAAATAATAACTATCACAACGAGCTACCATAGCCCATCTATCACACTTGAAAAATTCGTGATTAGGTAAATCTGAAGGTTCATCGTCACCCTCTATAAGATAATGTAAAATATCTACAATGTCTTTCGGTGTGTCCCTTAACAAATCAAAACAAACATTAATCTCTGTATACATTCCCATTATGTTTTTACCTCCAACCGTATGCTTAATTTTAATAATTCCTATTTATTTATTCTCTATTTACAAGAAATCGAAAAATTCTTACGATTTTTTATTACTATATATAGTATGTATTCATTGGACACATACTATATATAGTATCTCATTTTTTACTCTACCACGTTCCAATCTTCTGCAAGCATATCTGTCTGTGATGCAAACCATCCAATCACCACTGTTCCGTCAGATGCCTTCATGTCAATATGAGGATTGATTGTAACTATTTCGTCACATTCAAGAAGCTTTTCCCCAAATAAGTAGTTTGCGGTTTCTGGCTTCATTGAAACAGCAGGAACCTTTGAGCCAGATGTGAGATAAATAAACATCCCCTTGCCATTCCACCCAGCTCTTGTTACTTTCTTACCGCTCTTTAATGCTTCAATTGCCCGTCCAAAATTCATCATTTTAAAATCTCCTTTACTTCGTTTCTCTCCAACTGATACTGTAATATGATTCATTGTACTGAGTGCCAGTTTCGATTTTGTAACCAAGCTCTTCTAATTTCTTTTGTGTTTCAGGTTTTAAATAACCATCTTTGCTAATTGAAAATTTACCATCTGCAATCGCATCTTTAATTAATTTAGATAATTCTGCTAATTGCTGTGTAATGCAATTATCAATTATGTTATTTGCCATCTTATTTGCTTCTGATGCAGATGGGATAATATTCTTTGGTAACTGGACTTTCGACATAGGAATGTTGGAAGTAACTGCATATTCGCACCAATCTATATCACTGCAGCCTAAACAAAATCTATAACTTTTACTATTTATTGGATATTTACAAGTCATTTGATATTTCACCTCTTTATAAATCATTCTCCATTCCATTCTTTAACAATTAAATAATTTGAATGTGTTTTTCATATCACCGAGTTCCACCTGCTTTCACAATATCAATCGCTTTATGTATACATTCTTCTATACACTTTTCATATGGTGTGCCTCTGTAATAATTCATTTCTTCATTTCCATAATCACCTAACTGTTCTACAATACTTTCTATGTTGTAAGCATATTTTTGTCTACCAAGAGTCTGCATCACATCAGATTTCTTTACAAATCCCATTTCAGATGGCAGTTTAGATAATTCTTTTCGTAATATTGTTTTATCAATTAACTGTCTCATATAATTATTCTCCTATGCGCCTGTATTCGCTATTAAAACACACTGTTCTTCATTCATATCAATTTCTGTAATGGTAATCTCTTGACATTTCTTGAAGTCATCTGAACTTATTCTTGCTTTTCTTTCAGCATGTCGTTCATCTTTTGCAATAATTACCATTGCATAATCTTGACACCAGCCACTTGCAGGTCGCTCTACTAAATATGCTTTCATATCGTTCTCCTATTTCTTTTATGTTCTTTATATAAAGTATTTAATTTCTGTTCTAATCTCTTTTTCTCCATAGGATTTTTACAATACTTTATTCTCTTTTTAAGAGTAGGTATTTCTTGCTTTGGAGGTTCATAACATTCAATAAGGAAATTATCACCAAAACGCATTCCGTTAATTATTTCAAGAAGCTTTACAGTCTGATCTTCTTGTAAGTCTTTATATTCTTGCTCAAGCTCAATTTGTGTTTGAGTTTCTGCTATTGCATTTATGATTTTTCCTATTGTATCTATTTTTTTACCAGTTATTAAAGCTTTTGTAGCACCACTTGTTTTTTCAAATTTATCATGTGCTGGCATATTTTATTCTCTCCTTTTAAGAAAATGGTATAGCTATAATATAAGTTATTGCATTTTTTAATGACATGCCCCTCACTTCATCAAAAAGACACCATTTCTGATACTTATTGCAGATATAAAGCCATTCAGCCTTTGTTATTGTTTTATTCATAACTATTACCCCTTTCTTTATTTTCTATATATATTATAATATATTTTTATAAAAAAATCAAGAGGGGAATCTCTTCCCCTCTTATGTAGAAATTAAAGATAAGATTATACATTACTCAACAGTTGAATTATCAGATATATCTCTGATAACCTTGTCAAGAGGAGTTCCCCTTAACAAAGTATCAACTGTCTTTGAAATACTCTCTCCCTTAGCCATTGAATAAGGTGATACTGCTGAAGCAATTGCCCTAGTAACTGATTCATTAGCTGTTGCAGAAAGTGCGGCAGTAAGGTCTGGACCAACTGACTCCATAATCTTCGCAACTGTTGCGGCATATGCTTCCTGCTTTGTCTTTTCAATATCAGCTAAAGCCTTTTCTGTTTCAATCCTTGCATTATCTGCCTTCTTATCTCTAGCTAATTTAGCTTCCTGAATAGCATCAAGGACTGTCTGGAGTTCTTTTTCTGCTTCCTTAGAAGCCTTTTCCTGAGTATCATAAAGTGCCTTGCGCTCACTTTCTCTAGCAATACGTTCCTTAATAGCAGTCTGGTCAAGATCTGCCTTATACTTGTCTAACTCAGCTCTCTTCTCTGCGGTCTCTTTCTCAAGAGCAATAATCTTCTTCTCATTGGCAGTTCTAAGTTCTGCATCCGCAAGATTAATTGTCTGCTGAATTATATTTGCCTGATGTGAATTGAGCAATTCAGCTACAGACTTTTCTATTGAAACAAGAGAAACATTAACGTCATTAATAAACATACCATTCTCTGAGAATGTTCTGCCTATAGATGCATTCTTGTCTTTGGTATCATTAGCGCAGTTAAGAATTTCATTTCTAAGAATTGACTCATAATTTTTATAAAAATTATCAACCGTGTAGTTGCGGGCGATATTCTTTATAAGAATCCTAAGCTTATCCTTTAAATGACCTTCTATATCATCAACATTAAACCATCTATCCTTAAAATTCTTTAAGAACTTCATAGAATATTCAAGCTTAATCTTAAAATCTACAAAATCAGAAGTCTGAACTGTTATTGTGTCCTCAATTTTATTATCTGAAATTGGAAGAAAAGCAGTTGTTTGTCCGCCAATCTTAATAGCTTCAAGAGTTTCATCATAATCAAGAAGTCTAGTAGTTGGACCAACTACAATATCTGATTCTCCACTCTTGGATATTACATTAACTGCAAATCCTGACCAAACATCAATAGAAACAACACCCTCATACTTAGTATCAAGAGTAATAGTTCTTGGCTTTGTATAAGATACTCCACGGCTAATATTTGAATTAGCTTCAAAAATTGCTAAAGTAGCCTCCTGATTTGCAGTTGCGTATACATTGTTTATAGCATCTGTTGAATTTACAATACCCTTCTTTGCGGCACTCTCCATTGCCTTCTCTGTAAGTCCAGCATTATAAAGCATTGCCTCTGTATTGCCAGGGAACATAAGAGCACAATCATTTGTAGAAAGTTTTCTTCTGACTACAACTTCAGTTCTTGGATCTGGAAGATACATACGAGGGCCCGCAATAGTCTTAATCTCTCCTGTAAGTCTATTAAGAATATATCTACCTTCTCCCGCAGGAATGGCAATAGCATGATGCATATACTTTCCATCATACTGAATCATGGCATGTTCTGGTCTTGGGTAATAAATCATCTGGTCATTACCAGTAATAAACAACTCTTCTCCTGTCTTATGCTCAGTTCCATTATCATCCTGATAATCAGCAATTACTTTAACATAAATGCCGCTTATAGGTGACAACTCTAATGCTCTAAAGATAACGCTATTCTTCTTAGAAGAAGTAAAAGTCTCTGTTGGCTTAGGGAATACCACCGCTGGACCATGAACATATCTCTTCTCGCCATCCTCATCCTTTAAAATGACATATTCAAGACGCTCAAGAGTCACAGCATCTCTTACATAATCATCTCCATAAGGTGTCTGAGGTATAATTTCAATACCTGTTGGCGGAATATAGAAAGAAATTTCAGTTCCCTTGATAATCATAAGCTGACCAACAAAGTAATCATTCTTCTTATCCTCTATCTCATTTCCATTAATATCTACCATTGTAGATGTAGACTCCTTTGCGGCATCCGCATCATAAACTCTAGCAAGTAGATACTGGTTAGATCTAAGCTTATGACCTCTTACTACCTTAGCCATCTGACCAGCATAAAGAGGAAAACTAATAGGCCCACTTATATTAACCTTCTTACCAACAACAATATCTGGATTCTCACTCATACCAACTGGAGGATGTGAACCATTTTCCGCAGGGTTCTTGAGGATGACATACCAGCCCTCAGGTGCGGATACAAAAAGCTTCTTTGCCTTCTCAAAATCTGAAATCTCTTCAAATTTCTTTGTCTTTGTATTAAAGACAATAAGTGCATCCTGTGCAGAAGTTGTAATAGTAGTAGGGCCTACTCTTGTAGTAATCTTACCACTTGTCTTATTTAAAACATAACAATATTCATTCATTGCAAGAACAAAGTCCTTCTGTCTTGCTACTGGAACGCCTGAATAATCTTCATTATCATATCTTCCCATTCTTTTTCTCCTTTATATTAAATTATTATTTTTATCGCAATACTTTTCTACAAAAAGCTCATCTCCAAGCACATTACATATTTCATCTAATTCGTCAACAGATAAGTTAATATTATCTTTTATTTTATAAGCTTCCCAACAACAAAAATCAGCAGGGTCATCATAATTTTCTTCATCATCATATTCGTTTTCAAAAACGTAAGAATATGAATCAACGACTCCCAAAGCCATATCTAAACCTATATCATTTATTTCATCTAAGCTATCTATATCACAGACGCACATATCATGGATACCGTGCAATCCACCATAAGTCTGCTCATAAGCATAAATAAAAACTCTCATATTTCATTTCCCCTTTCTTTATCTTATGTATATATTATATAATAATTTTTATAAAATATCAAATATATTTTTAAATTGCAGATAGATCATTATATTCTACATCGCATATTTCCCCTATGTCCTCTATGCGATAATCGTCAACAACAAAATTAAGGTCAAAATCGCCGTTACTTAAAAACTTTGTCGGGTTTTCTATAAACTCTTTAAACTCTTCATCGTTGAGGTTAATTAGACCTTCATAGTGTCCATATCTTAAATGCCCCATCACATAATCTGTTGAAGCATTTATTTTCACTCTATGTATTGCCATATTATTTTATTTCCCTTTCTATTTCATTTTTAACTTTATCATATAACTGAATTATATTAGATGAATACGGTTCTTTAATACCCCCACAAAGAATTTTTTCATATAAATTCCAAAAGCAAATTGTGAAATATGTATAGTCCATCTTCTCTTTATATACATCTTCAAAAGAAAGAAGTTTATAATCTGGTTTTAAAGAAATTATTTTATTCCAAACAGAATCCATAGTTCTATAACCACGATGAGTCATTTCTTCTCTAATATAATAAGCATAACTTATAAAATCGTCATAAGGATAATTTAAAACAAAATTTACTAAAACATGATTGGGGGTTCCATTCTTCTGAATGGCTCCCGCAATACTTGATAACTCTCTCCACTGTGCTACTAACTGTTCTCTTGGTAGCACTGATATAAAATCTTTATGCCATAACCTCATTCTGCTTCCTCCCAACTGATATGTATATAATATATACCACAATATTTATCTTCTATATTACAAACAAAACCTTTATGAATATATTTATTAAATATTTCTTTTACTTCTACTAAAGAAAAATCCTCTTTTTGAAGTAGTATTTTTGCACTTGTTTTGCCCATCTTGGAAGAATGTAATATTTCATTATTAATATCACGATAAACATGTTTTCTATTCTTTTTTCTATTTTTTTCTGTTTCTTTTAGAAATTTTTTATTTTTATATTCTTCAACTGCTTTAGTTCTTAAATAAATTTTATTAGCATTTAATATCATATTTCTCCTCTCTCTTCTTTTATTATTTATAAATATATTATAACAAAATTTTTATTAAAATTCAATAACTGCTATATTAAAATCTGCTGAAAAAGGAAGTATTTTAGATATATGCGCATTTACATTATCGCTTAAAAACTTATTTATTGGAGGTATTGTTTGTTCAAGCATATCAATATCTACTTTTCCAATAGGAATTAAAAAAATTTGTTGCATAGTGCTATTCTCCTATATCCATACAATTTCTTTGCAGTAAAGATAACAACAAGGCATGATATATTTAAAAAATAATAAAGAGGGTATATTTTCATCTACTTTTATCTTATAAAATCTAAATCCTCTTAGACTCTCTGAAAAAGAAATAAAATTAAAGAATCTCCATATTTCTTCATTTTTTAATTTAATTCTGTCTTTTGCTTTGTAAAGTATTAAATTTTTATTTTTCTCACAAAATTTTTGCCAATTTTCTTCAGAAGAAAAATATCCACAACATACAACTTGATTGCCGCATGGATATTTTTGCCCCTTTTGCGAATTAATATATTTAGAAATATCATATTTTTGTTTTTCTGTCATTTTTCTCTCCTATAAAAATTCTATTAAAGTACCTTTGACTCCTTGTGAAGTTATTTTACCAATATTATTTTTTTCTAATTTATTAAGTAAATTTTTATATACAGGTCTTGATATTCCTGTTTCTTCAACTATTTTACTAATTGAAATTTGAGCTATTCCATTCTCTGTTTTATTCTTTATTTCAGTCAAAGCCTTCTTTTCTGCGGCAGTTAGTGTTTCATAGAAATTATCATAAGACACTCGGTCTCTAAGCCTTTCCCCCATAAATGCAATAACTCCCTTCTTAACAGAGGTAGGATCTACAATATCTTCTCTTTCTGTAGCAATAATCATATCTTTAAAATCTCCATTAAGATAATCATTCCAAGAAGAACTTTTAATATAATTATTAGCATTAGCTATTTTATCAATATGCCTTTGCTCTGTCATATGAAAACAATAATCAATAGGATAGCCAGCTGTATAACATTTTGCGGCAGTATAAAGCCGTGCCACTTCAAAATAATCTTTATTATTAAAAGATTCTTGCGCTCTTTCTTTTGCTTGAGTTATTCTTGCTTTAGGATTACACCTGCCTATTTCTTCTCTATTATTTAAAAAATATTCTTTAAATATATGAACATATTTTGGATTCATATAATAGTATGGAGTAAATAAAACTTCTAAAAAATATTCCCTTGAAGTGGTTGCCGCCAGATAAACCGTTCGCACATCTTTTACAATAACTCCATCTATTGGCTCTGAGTAAGGAGGTGCACAACATAATTCTTCAAAAGTAGGTAAATAAAATGCAAGATACTTTAAATCATCTTCATTTTCTGCAAAGCCATAATTTGCTTTTCCTATAACAAAAATAGCAAGCAATCCATCTTTATCTATACATTTTAATAAAGACTGCTTTTTCTTTTGTAATAAAAAGTTAATTTTATCATCGGTAATTTTATTCAATTTTCTATCCCTTCCTTTCTATATAATTATATCAAAATTTCTATATTTTGTCAATGGGCAAATTTAGTTAAATATAATAATTTTATTTTGATAATACTAAAAGGAGGGTTTATATTATGCTAAATACAATATTAGTAAATTTAGATAAAACATTAGAAAAAACTTCTTTTAGAACTATATATCAGAAAGAAAGTAGAATTGATGAAATTCAGTTTTTAATTGATTCTAAATTATTAGGAGAAGACATTCAAAAAAATTACAAAATAATACTGCAAGCTATTCTTCCAATTGAAGATAAAGAACATAATTCTCCCACAACCAACAAGATGAGATATATGGATTTAGAAGAAGACTTATATAAAAATAGATATAGAACTTTACTTCCTATAACCACTACACTGACAGAAGCAGCTGGAGATGTAGCTCTTTGGTTATTAATATTTGATATGACAAATACAGAAAAAATAAAATTATTAAAAACTAGTCCTGTTACTATTAATATAAAACCATCTAGCTCTACTGGTTCTAGTGAATTAGAAGATAATGATTTTGATAATATTCTTACTAATTTGCAAAATGAAGTTGAAGATATAAAGAAAAATAAAATAGATAAAAAATTTGATTACAATGAAGAGAATAATACTATTTTATTTTATAGTAATGGAGAGCCAATAGGGAATCCTATTAAATTAGATGATGAAATTACATGGTCTAATTGGGAATAGGGGGCTAATATGAGCAAATTAAGTTTAATAAAAATTAGCCCATCTGAGTATCAAAATCTTCAAGAAAAAAATAAAACTGCAATATATTGGTTAGATGATGGAAGTATATATATTGGAAATCATTTATATGGTGGTAAATTTGCTATAATTTCTGAAGATCCTGATTCTCCAGAGCTAAATACTTTATATATTAATTTAAAAGAGAATACTTTAAAAATATATGATGGGAAGAATCTTATTTCTATTGCTTTATCAGCTGAAAAGTTAAAAGGTAAATTGACAATAGGTGATAAAGTTTATGATGGTTCTGCGGATGTTACTATTGAAACATATAATGGAGAAGTTATTTCAGATCAAGAAATTATTGAATTGGTATCAGAATTACAATTAGATAGACAGGCTATAGCAGAGCCGCCAGTATATCAAATGGAAAATCAAGGCAACAAATTAAAAAGTAAAAATAAAGAATATACAATGCAAATAAAAGGAAATACTACTAATGATAGTGTATTAATTCCTTCTACGCATAAAGAAAAAGAAATATCTTACTGTAATTTAAAAATGAATTAAGGAGAGGTGAAATATTAAATGGCTGAAACAACAAATTTTAGTATTGTTATTTCTGAAAATAAAAAGCATACTTTAACTACTGGTGGTAAATATGTAGATAGAAATATTGAAGTCAGTGTAAAGCAAGGCGCTTTAAATGTAAGTGCCACAGGAGCATCAGCAACTATAGGAACTATTTCTGTCTCTGATACAAAAAATAGTGATGGAAACTTCCCAGTGTCAGGTTCTGGAACTATTTCTGGTAAGGCTTCTACTTCAGGTACTGCGGGATGGATTGCTCCAGGTGCTAGTAGTAATATATCAGGTACAGCAACAGTAAGCTCTACAGTTGACGAAGCAGGATTAACTGTAACCGCATCTGGCGCAAGTGCCACAGTAGGAACAATAGCAGTTGGTGCAAAAGTTAGTGGCAAATATCCTTTAACAGGAAGTGCAAGCATTTCAGGTACAGCTAATGCTTCTACAACTACAAGCGGATGGGCAGCTAGAGGAGTTACTAAGGCTAGTGGATCTATTTCTGGTACAGCTCATTTAAGTGGATCTTTAAGTGCAGCTGCCGCTTCGGTAGCAGGATCAGCAACAGTAAAACCAAATGCATTATCTGCGGCAAATGGAACTGCAAAGATTGCATCTGCTGCTACGACAACTGAACCGGAATCAGGCTATTATATATCTGCAACGCCATCAACTGCCGCAAGTACAGCAATTACACAGACAAAGAAATTAACCACAAAGGGTTATTTAGGTGATGTCGCAGAAATATCAACAAGTGGTTCTGTAGCTGGTGGAGCAGGAAGTCAATATTATATTCCTATTACATCTTCTACTCTTGGTAACAGTGCAAAAGAGGGAATTACTTATTCTGAGAATACGAGCGTTATAATTCCTTCAGAAGGCGCATTATATATTGAAGAAGGATATACTCCTGCTATTAAGATTACTCTTGACCAAATGCTTGATGGTAAGGCTGATACAGCCGGTACTTCTGCACCTGATATTAGAAGTGGCAAGATAGCTTATGATGTTGATGGTAAAAAATTAACCGGTACGATGCCAAATACCTCAAGAACTGCGGGTGCTGGAAATGTAAATGCTACAAGTGATAATGTTGCTCTCGGCACGGCAACAACAACAGAACCAACATCAGGATTCTTTATTACAACTACTGGCAATGGTACTGTTTCAACGGGTACGGGTTACATTACAGCCAGCTCTACAACTTCACATACAGCAACAAAGTATTATCCAGTAACAGCATCAACTGTTTCAGGCTCAGATGCAACTGCTACAGCAAATGCTAGCGCTTCAGTCACAACTACTATTGATAGTTCAATGTATAAAACCACTGAAACAGAAGGGTATACATATAAAGTAAATGCATCTGCAAGTTCATCTGTTGAAAATATATCAGCTACAAAAAGTTTGACAGCTGGTTATACAAATGCAACTTCTGTCAAAGCTACCGTAAATGGGGCTTCAAAAAATGCAAGCTCTGCTATATATATTAAAGATGGTGTTGTTACTAACAATACATCTGGAGGAACCTCAAGTGGTACAATTCCTGCAGGCAGGCAAGTAAAAATAGGAGCTGGTTATTATCCAACAGATAAATACTATACCGCTGCGGATAGTGCGAGCTCTCTTACAAAACAAGCAATTACAGGTAGCCTTACTATTGGTTCTATTACTGATGGCTATACGGCTCCAACCCTTGCGACTGCCACAACAGGACTTTCTGCATATGTGACTTTAAACGGTAATGGTAGCATGACAGCTGGAAATGTTTATAATGGTACAGCACATGCCGCAACTAAATATCTTGAAGTTTATACAGGAACCTATACTCTTGGTTAAATTGACAAATAATAAAAATTATGGTAGAATATCATTAAGGGTATTCTACCATTTTTTTATTGAAAAAGGAGGAATAAAAATGGCAACAACGACAGTAAAAAATGGAGCTTGGGTTGTTAATATAAATCCAGGAGAAACCGCTACGTTCAATACTGCTAAAAAATACGTAGATAAAAATATATCTGTTCAAGCAAATACGCAAACTGTTGGAAATGGAAAGGTTACAATAAATCAAAACGGAGCTTCACTTGGCTCTTTTACTTTAAATCAAACCTCAGATACAACAATTAGCTTAACAACTCCTATGGTTTATAGTGGAAGTGATACTCCAAGCTCAACCTTGGGTAAAGATGGAGACATATATATTAAATTAATATAGGAGGTTGAATATGGCAACGACTATAGTAAGTAATTCTGGTACAACTACTTATCCTATGAAAATGAGAATTACTTATACTGAAAATGGTTCGGGAATTACAATTACAAAAGTGGAAGGTTGTAGAACCGATTCAACTAGAACTTATGATAATGACTGTACTGTACTTTTGAATGGCTCTTCTCTTACTAAAGGAGCAGATTTTCCTGCACATAGTGCTTGGAAATCATGGTGGACTGGATCAAAAGTATTATCAACATATACTGCAACCTTTACTTTTAATTCTAGTACTGCATCTATTAAGAATTCAAAATTCATATTAAAGGTAACCGCTACAAAATGTACGTTAAAATATAACGTCCATACAGGAGTAGACTCCTTTACTGGCCCTACAACTGTAAATTTACATGCTAACGCGAAAGTTACTGCAACTGCAAAAACTGGATATAGACTTGACCATTATGTTAGATCGAGAGGATCTACTACAACCACTGTAACAGAGTGTAAAGGAAAAAGTAGTCATACATATACTTTTACAAATATAGTTGGAGATACCTCTTTTGGAGCATATGCTCATCCACTAACCGCAAAAGTAACTTTTCATAAAAACGATGGCTCTACTACTTCTAATACTTATTCAGAGACATATACTTATGATGTTAGCAATCAAAGATTTGGTATGAATTTAACCTCAAATACAGGAGATTTCGGCACTTGGTCAAGAACTGGATATAACCTTTTAGGATGGGCAAAAGAGGCTAATGCTACTACTAAATATTGGGATACTTTTGCGTCAGTCAGCAATAGCTTTATTACAGGATATAGCGGAGGGTTAAATTTATACGCGGTTTGGCAGAAAAAAACATTTACAATATCTTATAATGCCAATGGAGGAAGCGGAGCTCCTCCCGCGACTACAAAAACTTATGGTTCTTCTGTTACATTATCTTCTACGAAACCAACAAGAGATAATTATAATTTCTTAGGTTGGGCTAAATCAAATACCGCTACATCTGCTCAATATCAACCGGGGCAAAGTTTTTCAGAAGAAATTACTGCTAATTTAACTCTTTATGCAGTTTGGGTAAAAAAATTAACAGTGACTTTTTATAGAAATCAAAATTTAAACGATACAGAGACATACATTGAGACTTTTATAAAAGGAAAAGAAGATTTTTTTGGAAATACATCTTTTACTGGCGGTCAATTTGGTGCTTGGGATAATTTAGGATATAAATTATTAGGATGGAATAAAAGTAGAGATGCTACAACAGCACAATATGAAGTTAAACAGACTGTCACTGATAGCATTTTTGAAGAATTATGGCCAACTGTTACGTTATATGCAGTCTGGAAACCAGATTTTGTTTATATAAAAGATGGCGGAGGGTGGAAAGTCGGAGAATTATATGTAAAAATTGATGGGGCTTGGCAAAAAGGTAGACCTTATATCAAGCAAAATTCTATTTGGACACAATAAAAAAACGGTGAAGATTTTATTCTTCACCGTTTTCATTTATATTATTAGAATCCTCATTTGAAGATTCTGAAAGGAAGGCTTCATTATCTGAGGTTTTTCCCTCTTCAACCCCTCGCTTTACATTATAGTCGTAAAGCCCTTCAAGCTGTTTTAAAATATCTCTTAAAATATAGATTAGCACTCCTGATGGGAGTCTGCTTTTATTCAAGCTATCTATTAAAATACTCTTTGTTTGTTCAATTATATAATCATCATTCATTTAATTATTACTCCTTTTTACTGTGCGGCAGCCGCTTTTCTTAGGAGTCTTTAAACTATCTAAATACTCCTTTCGAGCAAGCTTTTCCGCATACGCCTTTTCATTCTGCTCTTTAAGCTCATGTAGAGATAATATTCTCACATTCTTAGCGATTCTCTTTGCTTCTATTGACATATCCTTTGGGGTTCCTATTGAATTATTAAAAACACTCTTCCACTTATTCATACTTATTATCTCCTTTAAAAATTATTATTTCTTTTCTTTTTCTATATATATTATAATAAAAATTTTTAAAAAATCAACTATTGTCGCTTTCCGCCAAAGATAAATCTATTCCATAACTATTTTCTAAAAGGTCTTTATATTCATTAATTTTTCTGAATTTATTTAAAATAGAAATATTCGTTTTTTGTATTGTATTATAAGTGTTATCTGTAACATAAATATAAACATTTTCTGTCAATCTATTTTCATGTAATAATGAAACAGCAGAAGTATAATCTGATAAATATATAATTGCAACTAGCACATCAGATTGAGGGATATTAGGAATTTCGCATGGATTCTGAGAATTTTGAAAAATTAAATATTTTAATGTATTACAATCTTTATATATGTTACTATCATCTTTATTATTTGTATCAGGGCTTGTTGTTCCTAAATATAGAGTTTCTATTTTTGTATTTTTAAGTGAGGCTTGCTCTGCAGTTAGTTCATATCCTGTTGTCATATTACTTCCTGTTCCAGTTGCAAAAGTGGTCAAATTTTTTAAGTTTAGAGTAGTTAAATTTGTTAGTTTTATAATATTTGACCAATTGGTAGGTGTGCATGCATACCAAGCTGAAAAAATTAATGTTTTTATAGAAGACGAAGAAATCCAAGCGGGAACTATTGGCGCCCACCATTGTAATTTTGGACAATTTACAGTTTCTAATAAGTCCCATTTAGTAGAAGTACCTCCAAAAAAAGTATTGTAAGCATACTGTAATTTTGGAAAAATAATGTTTTTACAATTATTCTTAAATGTACTTGCCGTTCCATAAAAAGCATTAGTGCTTGTTGAAATCAATTCTGGTAAAAAATCAATTGTTTCTGGTATTGAATATCCATCTTGTAAAGCCATAAAGTTATTTCCTGTAATTTTACTTAACTTTGGAAAATTAAAAGATACTAAATTTATATTTTTAGTAGAAAAATTATTTCCGTTAGCAGTTACTAAATTTTCTAAAACAATATTTTCTCCAGAAAAAGCATTTATAGCATAGCTTCCTAAAGTAACTAATTTTGGCAAGTTAATCTTTTTTAAATTAGCACATCCATAAAATCCTCTTAACTCAATTTCTGTTACATTAGAAAGATTTAATTCTCTTAAGTTTAAATTTTGATAAAATAAATATTTTTGAATTTTTATCGCTTTGTTATTTTCTAATATTTCACTAGTGCCTTCTAATATTTCTTGAGAAGATGCGTCTATACTTCCAGTTTGTTCTATTTTATTTATATTTGTTGCCATTGTTTCCAGTGTATCTGACGCATTTGTTTTTATTCCTTTATTAGTAATTGCGATAGCAATTTTCTCTTTATCATTATGAATTTTTGTGAAACCGTCTTGAATATTTTGATCTATCATTAAATTCCTCCTAATTCATCAATTAAATATGTTTTTAATTCATTTAATTTTTCAGTTAATTCAGTTAACTGTGTATTTACATCTTTAGAATCATCTAAATCTGGATAAAAATTAGCTAATAATTGAGTGTTATTAAAAATATTTAATTGATTTTGAGCGTATTCTATTAATTCATTATAATCTTTTCTAAGAGCAAAAAATTGCTCTCTATTAGAGTCTATCTTTATTTGTAAAATATAGGTTGCAATGTTATCTAATGTTAATTCATTTATTAAAACATTAACTCCCTTGACAGCAAGAGCATCTATTATAGATTGTTTTTGTTCATCTGAAAAGCTAGTTAATGCAAGAATTGCAGCAGGCATTTCCACAGGCTTATATTTAATATCACTTAAATTTTTTTGTCTTATGGCATTTGCTATATTGGTTAAAGTTTCTTCTTGTATAAAAGCCTTTCCCATTAATAAGCTACCTCCTCTGAATTAACGATAACAGTCGCTGTCCAGGCTCCATTTTCAACCATAAGAATCTTTCCGTTATCTGAAGTAGATACAGAAGGCAATAATTTGTTTTTAACTTCTTCTTTTGTTGAAAATTTTTCATCGCTTTCTGTTTTTGTATAATAATTATTAAAATCTATAGGTTTATTATCCTCCCCATAGCTAAAACTACCATTAATCCATAAATTTCCATTCCAATCAAATTCTAAAATATTTTTTTTCTCGTCAGTTTCGCTGGTTCCTCCACCGACAATAAAAGCTGTATTCGTTTTAGGAATATTCCATTTACCTATTACAAATTGATTATCTTCTACTGCAGCCGTGTGATCTCCAAATACAGTAGTATTTTTACCTTTTGCTATAACTTGTTGTCCGATAGCAGTACAGTTAACATTTTTTAAAAAATTAGTATCTTCTTTTTCTCCCCCTGCTTGAGAAAACTGTCCTTGCGCATGACAATAATATCCGTTTGCTATTGAGCCATATCCTTCTGCATGAGAGGCATATCCATTAGCAAAAGTTCCTATTCCTTCAGCATGACAAGAATTTCCTTTTGCATATGGGGCATCTATAAGAACTCCTACTCCCGATCCTTCTGCATGAGAATAATCTCCCCCAGCTCTGCCAGCACCTTCTGCATGAGAATACATTCCTTCTGCAATTCCTGATCCTTCTGCATGAGAATAGTCTCCTCTAGTTTGAGAAGCGCCCTCTGCATGAGAATACAGGCCACCATCAGTTGTTGCTGAACCAGCAGTCCCAGCTCGAGCAACACCCTCCGCAAATGAATAATCTGCGAGTGCCCCGCCTCTATTAAAAGAAACAGATCCTTCTCCAAGAGCCCTTCCATATGGATAATGATTTATTAAACTAGCCGTTGGGTTATTTCCATATACCCCAAAAGCAGCATGACAAAAGCTATCATTCCCAACTGCATTAGCGCCAGACCCAATTGCGAATGAATAATGTCCTTGGGCGATTGCGCCAGGCCCTAATGCATAAGAGCCAATTCCGGAAGCTATTGCAGTTGCATCTTGGGGATCTTGTCCATCAGCAGCAATAACTTCCTTTTCTGGTGATCTTGCTACACTATTTAATCCTATTATACTATTTTCTCTTCTATTTAAGTCTAAATTAGATTTAATTCTAAATCTATCTTCTCCAATTTGGATTCCATCAATATCTATTGGGTCAGGAATCTTCTTTTCTTCATCCACCATATATTATTCCTCCTTGTTTTAATTATATCATAAAAAATAAAAAAAGTCAAATAAAAAATAGGGATGAAATAAATCATCCCTATATAATAGCTATATATGAAACCGCAACAGTATCTCCACTAACAAAACTTGAACCAGTTGCAGTAATTTTTAATGTCTTACTTATACAATTCATACTTAAATTAGTTACATTAAGATGTTTGGTATCTGATTTTGAAATTAAAGAAACAGTTGCCCCATGAATATCTTTGTCTAATATTTTTTCTCCATATAAAATATCCTCTGAAATATATTCCAATTCTATCGTTCCATATTGAATATCTGTTGTATTCATTTTATTATTTAAGTCATCGCTTAAACCTGAAAGAGAGATATTTTTTGTAGCATTGGATATTACAAAATCAGTTTGAGAAGTTATAGTGTCTGTTGTTGAGATTGCTCCATTCTCTAGCTTTATAATTTTTCCACTAGTATTTAATTGAATTTTTGAACTGCCATATTCCGCATTGCCTGTTCGGCTAATAATAGAAATTCCATTGCCATTAAAAGTAGCTGTACTAGCGGCTTGCTTTCCTACTAACCTATCTCCATATAACTCTAAACGTTCGTAAGTTCCACCTACTAAAGATAAGAAAGGATTCTCATTTTTTATTTGAGTATTATTTTCATCTAAGGTATACATATTAATAATGTTGCTATCTTCTTCTAATAAAATATGAGATTTTATACTTTCTATTTCTTTTGTTACAATTTTATTAGATATAGGGTTAGAACTATTAATATTTAATTCAGAATCAATAGTTATAGAACTACTATCACTATCCCAAATTAAATAATTTTTCTTTGTTTTATCTTCTTCTGGTAAAGCATTGTACTCATCAAGAGTAAGAATCTCAATATCATCCGCTTGAAGCTCTAAAATGGCTGCGGCATTTGCCTTAATTAAAGCATCTTGCTCTGCTGTTGCCCCAATATATTCAGGATGTGCTAACAGGAAAGATTCAATTACTTCTTGAATTTTTTTGTCGCTAATTCCCAATGAATCAATTTTCTTTTTAAGTAAGACATAAGTCGTTATATCCATCTATATCCCTCCTTAAAGCTTTTTCCATTCATGGTTTCCATTTATCATATAAACTTCTGCGGTTTCTATTACTAGACATATACTTCCTGGAGTTACATTTGTAGTAAGACTTTTAATATCATCTTCTGTATCAGCTATATATTCCATAACATATTTGCTAGGATTGTTGCCATTTTTTAATATGTTTATCATTTTATTTCCCTCCTTATATATTAATATTAGAAAGTAAAATATATTAAATTAAAAAAAAGTGCAAACACTTTTAAATGTTTGCACTTTATTAATAAAAAATTATATTGACATTTTTAAATAATAATGAATTTAAAAGTGTCTAAATAATTTTTTATATAAATTAGAATAAAGAATTTATCAACTCAGAGAACAATTCATCGAAATCATCAGCACGCTTATTCTTCTCTGAAATAGATACATGATAAGTACCATAATCTTTCACAAAAGCATCGAGTAAAGCATTAGCATCAGAATACTTCTTCTTAGCTATTTCCTTAGCTTTCCGATAATCTTCAAATGCTGCATCTACTACCTTAGCTCTTGCCGCACGTTCGTTCTTTAACTTGGTCTCTCTTGCCTTCTTTTCACACTCAGCCTTCTTAATAGCATTTTCTGCATCATTAAGATCTGCCTCAGTATCATAGAGCTTCTTTGTTACTTCACTATAAAACTTCATAATTTCATACTCCTTTTTATGAAAAAATTTTTTAAGTTGATTCCTTTCTCAACTTTCTATATATATTATAACAAAAATTTTTTTAAAAGTCAAATGAGATTAAAAAACGCTAAAATAATTCCTATAACTATTCCAATCGGGACAAGTCCTATAGTTAATAATGTGTATAAAGTTGCTCTCCATTCTTTATCTCTTGTTTCAGGGCAAGTTTCTACTAGAGGACACATGCCAGTTGTCCAGTAACAAATACCATCACATTTATATTTTTTCGCTCTTTCTTCTATCTTTAATTTTTCTTTTTTTGTCATAATATATCTCCTTTCTTTATTATATTATAACAAAAATTTTATTAAAAATCAATATTTATTTATTCTGCTTTTGGCAGTTCTATTGCTATTCTCCAAATTGAGCTTGTATTGCCTGGAATGAAATACTCTTGGTCATTTATAATAAAACTTTCACCAGAAGCACCTGACGCAACATTCGGTCCAGCCATTACATAATATGCTGATGGAATAACGAGATATTCTGCAGGATATACATATTGAGCAAGACTTACCACGTCATGTATGCTGCTTTCCTGGCTCCAAGATTGAGCATAATAAGATGTCTCATCTACATCAGAATAAATGATGTATCTAGCAGAAGTGAATGACATATAAGCTATTCTGTCTTCATTTGTTTTTAGATTTTTTGCAGGCAATACGATATGTAATAAATCAGTAATGTTAGCTCCCTCGCTAATGTTTCCAATTCCGAATACTACTCCTTCTTTACATGATATAAAATGTAAAAATGCATTAGCCGCATTAGACGTGGCTGATCTTGTTAAATCCACACTATATGAAAAAAAATATCCAGATGTAGAAGGGGTCACCCCCTGAATTACAGTCTCCATATATAATCTAGGTGAAGCGAAACGAAATCTATAACCTGTTGTATTGTGTTCATCATCTCCCATGTATAATATCCACGTAGTATTAGACTCTACAATATTTAGTTTCATGCCAAGGGTTGACGCAATCTCCTGCATTTTTGTGTCATTTATATCCGCATTGTAATACGTAGAGTCAGCTTCTTTTTTCCCCAGCCTTATTCTTTGTATATTATATCCCATCAGCTTATCTCCTCACTTTCTATTGGTAGTATTCCATATATGCTTGTTACATATCCAAGAGGGTTTACATATAGAGATGTATTTATGCTGATTCCATAGTTTTTTATACTACCAGTTATTTTATTTATATTTTGAGACATTGTGTCAAAGGTGTCTGAAGAATTTGTCTCTATCCCTTTATTAGTAATGGAATTTGCAATTTTTTCTTTTCCTTCTTGAACTGTTTGTTTTGTTTCTTCAAAGCTTTGCTCTATTTCTTTTATTTTTATAGTAATAACTTTATTTTCAATAGGATTATTACTATTTTCATTAAAGACCTTATCTATTGCGGAAGTGCCAGCTAAAAGATTTAATTTTCCTGTTAGTAAATCATTTTTATATAATGCCATATTTATCAGCCCTTTTCTATTCTACACACAAATCCATTGTGAACGAGTGCTTCTCGCCGGGTTGTAATGTTACCGGCTCAATGACCTCACGTGCTAACATTATTGCTCCTGTGAAGGCGCCTGTATAGCTAGCATATAACCCTACTTCTGATATGGTTAGTGGCGCATTGCCTGTATTTCGTATGACTCTGGTAATAGTTATGATGGAACTTGAAAATGTTTGCGGTATATCTTTAGTTTGCGTGAGGATTTCATAGTCCTCTGTCACATTTTCAAGCTTTATATCTGCCGCTGTTGCTGGTGTTGTGCCTGTTCCTAACACTATATAAACTCCGGTTGTGGCTGAGCTAGACACATTTTTTAAAAGCAACGATGCACCAAGCAGCTGTCTAAACCAAGAGTAACTTGCACTAGCTGTTTTATTTTCTGTGGTTTTACACACAGTATAATTGCCTGAACCCAGTTGACAGTTTAGGCTGACAAGACCAGCGAAATTATTTGTTAACATACATACTTCCTCCTTTAATCCAATGTATTATCTATTTCGTGTGTCACTCGGCATTGTACAATATCGGATGTCATTGTTGTGCTTAATATCGGTGTATTCGATGTACCTGTTTGTATTTTCCCAATATTCTTCGCCATCGTGTCAAATATATCTGTTGCCTCTGTGTTTACGCCTTTCTCAGTGATAGCCAAGGCAACCTTAGATTTGCCATCACTGACAGATTTTTTTACTTCATCAATAATTTTATTTATATCTTTTAATTTAGCTGTAATAGTTTTATTTTGAACTGGATTAATGGATTCTTCATTTAATAATTCATCTACTGCTTGAATTCCTGCAATTTGAGAAATTTCTCCAGTTTGTTTATTATTTATATATAAAGCCATAAAGAACCTCCTTTTTATAAATATCTAGTTTAAATATATCAAATTAATTTAATATGACCAAAAGTAAAAACAAAATTTCCAAAGTCTATTTTTAATTTGCAATTACGCTAGTCTTCAGCCCAATCTCTTAAATGCACAAAAAAGCGAGTGATTTTTTATATCACTCGCTTGTAATTACTTCTTATGCTCTCTTATAATAACCGTTCCTTCACAAATGCCCCAAAGAGAACTTTCTTCAAAAGTATGTGTTTCCGCAATATCTTCATCTGTCATTGGTCTTGTAAGATACCAAAGATCATCGTCTTTCCAAGTTATTTCTTCAAGTTTTAGTCCTGGTTCAAGGTCTATTTCTGTTGTTCCACCATAATTCCTAGTAATTTCTTGACAACCACTTAGACAAAAGCTTAATACTAAAAGTGCGGCAATCGCTGCTATTTTCTTTTTCATATCTAATTCCTTTCTTTTTAACAAATAATAAGTTATAATTATTTACTCATAAATTGTTATCATTTTTGCCTTTTTTTGTCTTATACGAAATCCTTGAATTGGAATAATTTCATATGGTGCAATATCCATAACCTGTTTAATATTAGGAAATTCTGTTCCCTTAACTTGAACCCATCTACCATGTTCACCCATTGCATCCATTGTTGTCATACATTCACTTAACTTATGAAAATATTCCTCTTCACACAAAAAATATTTCCTATCATAACTGCAACTTCCAGCATCCTCATAGCTTTTCATAGTTACTACAACCATAGGGATATTATTATCAAAAACAACATCTCCTATTTGTGGAATATACTTTTTATTCATTCATTTAACCTCGCTCATTCGTTATCATATCCAAAAACAACAACCCATCTCTTTTCAATGTAACATCATAATCTTTCCACTTTTCCACCAATTCTCTTATGCCGAAACCATGCGGTACTACAATCGCATAGCCATGAGGAGTCTTGTGAACTTCTATTTCATAATCGCAAAAGAATATACCACTGTTATCATATGCGAATTTTTTAATGTCTTTTTTGAAATCTTCTGTCAATTTATCATCATCCACATCAAAATCAAACAGCCATTTACTTTCATCACGATTTTGTACCTGTTGTGCAACTGAAGCTAATGTGCGATTAAGCTGTGTCATACTTGGCTTATCTTTTAACAGACGAATAATAAATTCTTCTCTGATTTTTTCTTCATTTCTTGAATTAACTGACCTGTATAACCTTGTCTGTTCGCTAGGAATTCCTTCAGCTGCAAAACTTTTAAAAGCTTCGACTACTTTATCTTCATTCTCTTTATACTCAAGAATTGTCTTGGCTCGTTCCTTAAAATTTGGAATATCTTTATTATCCTTGTTACGAGAGCACATTAGATATACATATAAATTTGACATATTTTACTCCATAATTTCTCTTAAAACACTTTTACACTTTTCTTTTAATTGTCTATACTTTATATGATCTTGCTGCGTGTAATAAGCATAAATGTCAACAAGTTCAAGAAATAACTCATAGTGTCTTTTCTTAATCTGCTCATCCAAAACCATCTTTCTACAGTTTTTTATATGCCTAAAATCATCACAATCCTTACAATCACAATCATTACAATCTGGCCCATCTTGCCAACTTCCCAACCTTGGCAAGTACCATAATAATAGTTCTCTAAAAGATATAGAATGACAATCATCTCTACTGTAAAATGTAGGTATTTCATCATCATCTTCGTTTTCTAAGAAATTACAACCCTTCCCATAAATATCTCCATCTAATTTTTCACATATTTCCTTAATTCTTTTCTTCATATTACCTCCAAAATTTCATAAGAAATGAGCGATTCTTGTTACTTGTTTCCTAATGCAATTAACGAATTTCCACATGTAATTCTGTCCTCATCTTCCTCTTTTGAGGGAACAAAGACAATTACATCCCATCCATCATTTACAAGTGGCTGCTCAAACTGCTCATATACATCAAAATCATGCACAATTTCATATCCTTCATCAACAGCTTCAACAGTCTCATGAATTGGCGTCATTTTAACAATGCATTTCTTCTTATCAAAATATTTGTTCATAAGGTCTACATTAAGATTACTCTTGGAAGTAACCGCAAAATTTAATGTATATTTTCTCTTCTTCGGATAAGGAAGTTCTTTGATAATATTACTAATTTCCTGCAATGATAAAGACCTGTTTCTGAACATTTCATTTCTATCATTCTCATTAAGAGTATTTATAGAAAACTGTAATCCAAAACCATCCTCTCCGCCATATACAAATCCAGTTGTTATCCATTTATGTAAAAACTCTTTAAGGTTTTTATTTGATTTTGGCATCATAGTAGACACTACAGGATGGTATGTATCAAAAGTTACATCTGAATTTTCACTCATTAACATTTGCGCAATAAACTTTGCCGATGTAATAACATTTGGATTAAATGTTGGTTCACCCATTCTTGCATAATGTACATTCAATCTTTGTCCATGCTTAATTCCAGATAAAGCAACACCTGACATAATTTCCGTAATCAACTCTGGCAAAGTTGCATTACCTTTAAATCCAAGTTTAGGACAGTCACAGAAATTGCAATTCATAGGACAACCTTTTTGTGAAGATACAGTCACTACAAGCTTATCAGTAATATCTACAGGTTTATGCTCTACCTTATCAATTCTTTTATCATATCCAAGAAATGATGCCTTAATATTATTCTCTTTTCCATAATCACCAACATATAAATATTCAAGAGTTAAATCTGTATCAGTTACAATCTTTCCTGTATGTGTTTCTGTTATTTTTCTCATTTTATAATTTCTCCTGTTCCATTAAACTCTACATCAGCATTATATTTCTTCATCTATTCTTTAACTTTTTGCTTTTTATTTTTACGTCCTTAGCTAATATATGTGATAAAAAGGTGACATGTGAGACTTGAACTCACGACATTTGGAACCACAATCCAATGTTCTACCAACTGAACTAATGTCACAGCGCCGAGGGAGAGATTCGAACTCCCAGTCCCGTGAAGGACGATTGTTTTCAAGACAACGCCTCCTCCCCACTAAGGTACCTCGGCATATTTATAAACTGGGCTAGCAGGACTCGAACCTGCAAATCGCGGGATCAAAACCCGCTGCCTTACCATTTGGCGATAACCCAATATATGCTTGATTTTGACTATTGGCTCAAGCCGCCAACGCACCACTCTAGGCTAACTGCTATAAAAGTCAGCTGCCGCACTCTTTGCTTGTCATCGCTAAAAGACTATAAAACTCGTCATATTATTTTAAGACGTAAACAATAAACGTCACACAGGTTATCTCCCATTTTCGGTTACTTGGATTACCCTTTATGTACTGGTATTATAACCTTTATCCAGTTAGGCGATCATCATATCTTCTCTATGAATTACAAAGGAAGAAAACATCTCAGCTAGGAATCGAACCCAGGTACTATGGTTTTGGAGACCAAGCGATTTCCAATTATCTTTACCGAGATATTATTATGAAATTACAAACAATTTCTTATAAGTATAAGCGCCGTCTGGAGGATTTGAACCTCCGCACCTGTTACAGCCTATCGCGTTAGCAATGCGACCTCTTCAACCAAACTTGAGTAAGACGGCATAATATTAATATTTTACTTTCAATAACCCTATAATTAGAACGTAATTAGAACACAAACTGCATTTTTATAATAAGCATATCTGTAATTCACATCTTTTTGTTTCCCTTCAGCTTACAGAAGCAGGAAATCATGTCACCGGGTTTTTCGCTTATTATTAAATTTACTTATAAAATATTAATATGGTTATTTTTTCGTTCCTCTAGCTACCACAGCTAGGTCAAGGGTCGTTACTCCTCAACAATACAAATGAACTATTGTTAAGTCCTTGGTGAGATTTGAACTCACTTCTCAGGTTTTGCAGACCTGCATCAGAACCAACCTGACCCCTAGGACAAACGGCAGTCCACTTATCTGCCAAAATAACAGTTTCTATCACAATCTCCGCGGATAGACTTATTATCTTCTTCAGTAGATATTATATTCGCGACTTCAATCTACTAAGTGAAGCGACTCAGACGGGACTTGAACCCGTTACCTATACCGTGACAGGGTATTATGCAAACCAGTTACACCTCAGAGCCAAAATTTTATAATGACTTCTTCTTTCTTATCATTATATAAATATTTTAACATATTTTTTATAATATGTCAATGCGCGTGACAGGATTTGAACCTGCGATGATGCTGAACATCGACGGATTAAAAGTCCGTTGCCCTAGCCACTAGGCGACACGCGCTAAGTAGAACCCACATCAAGATTTGCGCTTGAAAATCTTCAATAACTTAATATTGGTCTTTTACCTGGGATTCGGTTGTTTTCCTAACTTAAACTATGTGAGTCTATATATATTATATAATATTTTTTAATAAATGTCATTAATGATATTTTTCTTCATAGCCATAATGAGTCATTAGCTGCCGCATATTATTTCTACCAACAGGATTAGCTGTCAATAATACAAAAGTAGCATCATAACATTTGTTATAGTTCCATTCTATAAACCATTTACAGAAGTCGTATCCAGACATTCCTTCTCCTAAATCATGGTCTAAATATAAACAAAAGCAGTCATTAGAGGTTATCTCTTCTTCATTTTCAAACCATTCTATTGCAGATTCTGCATTTCGGAATACTACTAAGTTATCTTTATGGGGCGGTTGCCGCATATCATCTATCCAAATGTTAAAAAACATATATTTTATCTCCTTTTTATATCTTATATCTTATATATATATTATAATATAAAATTCATAAAAAATCAATAAAGAGATCGGGCGGAGGATTCGAACCTCATCCCTCCATTAACATTGAAGTGCTCTACCCATTAAGCTACACCCGCGATGATTCTTTTTATGTGTACCTGTATTTCAAGCTCCATAAGGTTTAGAATCAACCTCTTGTAATTTCATCTATTGCTTTTATCCAATCCATTATTCTATATAAAAGCAATACTCTGTAATGGAAACTTACCATTGTTCTTTAATCTTTTTGCGCATAAGATTATATATAAAATTGAGCACCCAGGTTGAGATTTATTAGAAAGATTCCAAACTTTCTACTCAATTTTAGTGCGCCCAGCGGGACTCGAACCCGCAAGACCCGAAGTCGTGAGAGCTTAAATCTCATGTGTTTACCAATTTCACCACGGGCGCATATAATGTCGAGAGTGAGAGTTGAACCCACAACTATTTCTAGAGTAGAGTTTGAGTCTACCGCGTATACCAATTTCGCCATCTCGACTTAATAGATAAGATGATATATTTCTCCCAAGGTTGCTATGTTTTTCCGGAACCGCACGGTGCTTTAAACCTCAATAGCGCGAACTCAGAGGTACCTTGTCTCAAAGAGAAATATAGCTTGAATGTTTTGTTTATTTGTCATTCTTAAAGACTTTTCACTAGCGAGCCGCGTCTCCCGCCTGTTTTTATCTTATCTAAGTGGATGGGGTAGGAGTCGAACCTACGGTGTATCTTACGTCACGGTTTTACAGACCGCTGTCATCGCCACTAGACATACCCATCCATATAATATTTGATTACCACAGGAGGCGAAGTAATTGTTCCTGTTTATGATTATCGCCCATTTCATCTAATAATTTGCAAAGTCTTAATCCTTTACTATTGAGAATCTTTCCCAAAGTTCCCCAGCTTAGGCACTAGGTGGTGGGGCAAATGCATTACCCGCCAAGTGGATCGTCTTGGTTACGCTCCAAGTCCCCAAGATTTTCAGTCTTGTGCTTCTACTAAGTTAGCTTACGATCCTTAGTGGGAAATCTAGGATTCGAACCTAGGCTCTTGCGGTTATGAGCCGCCTGCTTTAACCAACTAAGCTAATTTCCCTTTTTTACAGATTAACGCTCAAGAGAGCGAATCTGTCTTCTTAACTTTCTTAAAACTCCAGGAGTACTCTTTCCCTTTGCTTCAATAGTAGCCAATCTGTTCTTTAATGTTGCAAGTTTGATTTCATTTGTCATAATTCTTATTTCCTTTCTTTATCTTATACATATATTATATTATAATTTTTTTATTTTTTCAAGTAATATTTCATATCTCTTAATGAATATTAAACTTGCGGCAAGTAGGTCTATGGAATTATAAACCCACCTGATGTTTTACTTTTCCTAGCCTACTTAATTGCCCCACTCTCTATCTTTCATAATATCAATCTCCTTCTTTGAAATTTATATGTAAATTCAATAATAGTCAGAATTAAAGGCGGAAGAAAGGCTCCTCCGCCTATTATGAAAAGAACTATATATGAACAAGTTTTGTTTTTTAGTTGGTAAACTCTTGGAAAAAACCAACCACCAAATATAAAAGTACAATACAACAAACACATATCTGAAAGGAAAAATGAAATCATTGTACTTTTGCTTGCGAATAGGGGAGTCGAACCCCTCTGATTAGCTTATGAGGCTACGCAGCTACCGATACTGTCCAATTCGCGATATTAACTATAGCTATTTGTCATCACCAGGTTGCAACCCTAATAATTCTTTTCTTTTAACAGAGAAACCATCAAATAACTGTTATACCGTCTCCTAGTATACAGGGATATTTACCTCTTGAAATATCAAGTCAAATTACTTTACATTGGGAGCAATTTCTTCCCATTTTAAGATGATGAGTCTTAAAAGTGACGGTACCGAGATTTGAACTCGGGTTTGCGGCGTGAAAAGCCGCTGTCCTAACCACTAGACGATACCGCCATCGCCATCTTGAATACTTTAGTCAAAATATATTATAATAGAGCTTCCTCTTACTATGTATTACTTGTTTATTATTACGCAACTAAGGAGATAAAGGCTGAGTTAAATGCTATAAATAGCAACCAGATAGCTAGTCTGTACTTCTTTACCCCATGAGTCGAAACTCACTTAACTTAGAGGGGAATGACTACCCCTAGATTTCACCATTACTTTCAGCAATATTTTCAATCTTTTATGTAATTTCCATTTACATACAACTTGAATTAAAATTGTTCTTCTTTAATTTTGTCTTAGGCTACTTTCAGGTCATCTGCATCTCTTATAGTTCTATTTCTAAAACATCACGACAAAATGATTTATTGGCATTTCAAAGGTTTGATACAGTCACCAGCTAAACCCTCACTTTGATTCAGCGAAAGCTATTAACCTTCGCCTCTATTCCATCACCGAGACACGTCCTACGCTATAAACCGTAATCCCCACAGCACAATCTCTCTACTCGTTGGAGCCTATCCTTTCTTTTCTTAATTTCACAATTAAGAAAACAGCAATATCCGCAAGTATCCTTGCTTCGGTTGTTACTGGAGTTTCTCAAGATTTCTCAGCATGGCTGAATTCACCATTCTGCACTGAGTTATTACATTATATTTTGACTAAAGTATTCAATTATCAAAGTGCGAACTGATTAGCTTTCTTCACTATTATAACTAACCCATCTCTGCGCTTATGCTATTAATTAATCCATTGACAAGATTTCTTATATAATTATTATATCATAAAATTTTATTTTTGTCAAATATTGTTTTATGATAAGTGGTCAAAGTGGAATCGAACCACAATTGAGAAAATTCTCAAGTCCAACTAACCAATCCAGCGAACATTCTTTTGTTATTACTATCCAAATACTTAGAAGAATGACAACTCAGTATTTTTCTTTTTTATTTGATATATATATTATATCAAAAATTTTTAAAAATATCAAATTAAAGGGGCAACCATTATTTTACGTACCGGTTGCTGCACGGGTTCTCTCTTATATTTTCCTTTATACCCTATTCTCCACTGAAATAAGGTCAGCAGTTTTGTTTATTTTTGATAAGGTTAAACAGTTTTCTTTCCGCAACTTCCTTAATAATATTATAACAAAAATTTTTATTTTTGTCAATGCGTCTAAAAAATTTAAACTCTCAAATATTTGATTCTAAGTCAAATAAGTTTGCCAGTTACCATTATAAATACATTTAATACTGGTTATAGGAATTGAACCTATACTCTTTTAGTTCGTAGCTAAATATTTTATCCATTAAACTAAACCAGTATATAATGCGAAAAGATGGATTTGAACCATCGACTTCACGCGTATCAGACGTGTGCTCTACCAACTGAACTATTTTCGCAGGTGGAGCCAGAGAGACTCGAACTCTCAACCTATTGCTTGCAAAGCAATTACTCTTCCATTGAGTTATAACCCCAAATTATTTTAAAGCCGATGACGAGAATCGAACTCGCATATCCTGTTTGGAAGACAGGTGTACTAACCATTATACTACATCGGCATTTATTCGTTAGAACATACCTAGAAAACTAACACTCTATCCTATAGACAGGTAAAAAGGCTGACCTATATCTATTACTTTTGAGCTAACTACCTTTTGCTTACGCTATGGCATGATTTTTAAGTTCCGATTAAGTGAATCGAACACTTATCACTGGGTTACAAAGCCAGGGTACTAGCCATTGTACTAAATCGGATTAAAATGCTTTTTGTCTATATCCCCAAGAAGCATAACTTGAAGATACAAGGTGAGCTACTTCGTGAACTCTCTAAATCTCTTTCAAACGACATTTCATAGACATCTTTACACCTTATCTCGTTAAGGTAGAGTGAGGATACGTAATGTTCGGCAATCTCTCTGTACGCAATAACCCTAATTATTACCCTCGGGGTTAAAGTCCGAGCCTAAATCTTAGAGAGGAATCGAACCTCTGTGACCACATACCGTGGCATCCTTCCAATTAGATGACTAAGCTATCAAGACTTATTGCAGTAAATCTTGTCGAGTTACTTTAGTATTTACTCCATATGCTGCAACACACTTTGTACTTCAACTAAAATAAGTTCTTCGATTAGCACTCCTTTCGCGCCCACCACTTTTCGGCGGGGAAGGATTCGAACCTCCAATCATCTTCACTTATAACTCTACTCCTATTCTCCGTCAAGGAGTCTGACAGACAGTCCTTTCGGCGACTGTGTTACCATTTTAAATAACAACATTCCTACTTTCTGCAATCGGCGAGTCTATGAATAACTTAACCTAGCTCCCCAGGTAGGACTCGAACCTACGACATTCTGATTAATCGGAAATTGAGATTTGAACTCAAATCTTCTGGGCTACAGACGTACTGCTTATACTATTTCCGCACAGTCAGACACTCTACCAACTGAGCTACTAGGGAATAATATATAAGATAAAGAAGAAAACCGCAAAGGGAACTTACATGGGAATGTTTCACATTCCTTCATCTTATATAATTATTATATCATAAATTTTTTATAATATCAATTATTATATTTAATTTATGAAAATTGGAATGGAGAGACTCGAACTCTCGATTTCAGGAACCCAAATCCTGCGTCTTAGCCAAACTAGACCACATCCCAAAATGTTTTGTATCTTATTTCTTTTTTATTATAACATATTTTAACATTTTTGTCAAGAAAATTTTTATTTATTTTTTATATCCCTTTCTTAACTTTGTATATATATTATAATATAATTTTTTTATTTTTTCAATTAAGCGACTCTTCTAACTTGAGTTATTAAATCTTCATCATCACTTAAAAAAGTTTTAAAGGTTTCAAAATTATCAAAAGAAGCAAAATCTTTATGTAAATACCATGTTGCCCAATGCTGCAATGCTTCTAACTTACTTGATCCATTAAGAAAATAAATCTCAGTATGAAGAGTCAAAAGATTACATACTGCAATTGCATATTTATTTTTCATCGTTTTATTCCTTTCTTAATTTCTGTATATATTATACAAAAAAATTTAAAAATTATCAAATAAAAATGCCCAAGAATTAACTTGGACATTTATTTTATCTTACGTATACATCTAAAGTTCCGCTCGGGCAGCCCGAATCATAAACACAACCCATTCGCCCAAAAGGAGTAGAAACAATAGTGCCATAACTTAAATCACTTGATGCTAAACAAATATATCCATTTTCATCACATACAAATCCTGTTTCATCTGTATATCTTCCTGGAATATTAAGTCCCTCTCCCGGCAAAACAGATTCAGAATAATATGTCCATCTATAATCTCCCCAATAAATAACTCCCATCCACATGAGTTCATCAAAAGAATATGCGGCTGCGGGGTCTTCGGAAACCTCTGCGCTTTCTTCTTCAGTGTCTTCTATGATAGGTTCAGGAAGACTATAATCTTCAGTTGCCGCCTCTGTTGTTTCTGACTCAAAATATTCTTCTGTTATAGCTTCTGTAGTATATTCTTCCTCAGTAGTCATTTCTTCTGTTGTTGTAGGAATCATAAAACCACCAGTTTCAATTTTTATTTCTTGTTCTGTTGATACTTTTTTTGTTGTTAATTCCTTAACCTCTACTTTAGAAGAAGATAAATCATATACACGTTCAGTTGATTGAACTTTTCCTGTTTTAGTAGTGGCAATTAGAACAACTAAAGTTGCTCCAACTATAAATATTTTTCGTAGCTTCATAAAATCTCCTTATCTTTATTATAGTACGTAGCCTAATTGTTAAAAAAATTTGTCTGTTCAATAGCAGTTTTATTAACTTAAGAAACTTATAATCATATTATAACATAAAATTTTTATGAAGTCAACTAAAATATTTTGTCCAAATTACTTTCTTTTATATATTTTTTCCCACTTTTGTTTATAATCTTTAAAAGTATGGCAGCCACCAAATGATGAGTCATATAAAACAGAGTGCTCATCCCACCATCTTCTGTTTTCTTCTTCTGTTTTTCTTATAATATAATCATTTATATTATAAGAATTATAGGCTTTCTTATATGCACCTCTTGATCTTATTGAAATATCTTCCTTTTCTGCGCCATTAATAATCCTTTTATTTTTTGCTCTTATCACTCCATTAGCGATTCTTTTATCTTTTTTAGAACTTCTATTTCCATCTTTGCAAAATGGATGTTTTTTATAACTTCTACTCATTTTATCACCTCAGAATAATAAAATTTTATTATAAAACAATAGGAAAATATCTTTATGATATTTTCCTAGTCCTTATCTCTTTATTTAACCAATTTTTAAAAACTCGCATATCCGATTGCTTTTTCCAAGAATATGTTAATACTCCAATATTATTGCCATTTATAAGGTATTTTATTCTATCTACATGAAATTTTTCAACCAAAAGTTTAGCAAATTCATATGGGGCAATGCCTAAATATCTAGCAGGAAGCCACCAATCATTACTTCCATGTGTAAGATCAGATGTATTTCCACAATGCCACATACCTGCGCCATCCTGCCATTCATCATATTTTATCATTATATCATCCCCATTGAACTTAAATACTTTTTAACTTCTTCTATTTCTTCCTCTGTTGGCATATCACATACTGGAATAAAGCTATTTGATGTAAAAGCTTCTGTATTTGCACCACCTAAAACATCCTTAGCCGCTGTCAGTGTCACCTTTATTTCAACTATTTCTCCATTCTCTTTCATTGGGATTCTAAGAGTCTTGCCATCCATAAAGCTTTCTGGAAATAATTTTGTTAATACCTGAGTTAATTTTTCTTTTACTTCTGTTCCTCTTGCCGCCATAAGAACCCTTCCTTTCTTTATCTTCTATATATATTATAATATATTTTTATTACTTTTTCAATTTATTGTTTTTATATTCAATATTATAATCGGTAAAAGTTTTACTTAATCTTATAGCAGTATCACATATATTACAACCATTCATAGGTTTTACGCACTTTTTGCCACAATTGGTTCTTGCTATATCAAATAATTCTACTATATTCCTATTGGTTATTCCTTTTGGGGCACCCGCTATAATCTCACTTATGTCTCCATACCATTCTTTATCAATAGCAAAAATCTCATATATTGTGTTACAAACATCTTTTGAGCATCTTAATTCAAATATATCTATATATTTTGAATATAAACCAATAGCCTCTGGTCTTATGAAGAAGCCCATTGATCCATCATTATATTCTGCGGATTGATAGATGTTCGGAATCACTCTAACTTGAACACCCTCTTTGTGACATTTTTCTGCGATGTCTCTAATATTAAAAGCAAAAGAGCTAGACACGAGAACATCTGATACTCCATCTTCAATAAAACTATTTAACTGTTCCCATGATGTAACCGCATCCATAAAATAAAAAGGCACTCCATTCTCTTTAAGCGTGATTGCCAGTTCTCTGGCCCCCTCTACATGATAAGGAATTTGTAAAACAAAATTATTTATTCCTTCTTTTACTAAATTTATATAGAATTTTTCTTTTCCATTAATGATAAAATCAATTAACTTATCTCCGCTTGAATAAAGTTCCATATTTTCTAAAATTTTATCAGCAAAACAAATAGTTATATGCTTTTCTTTATTTCTTATAAGAAAATCTTTAACTCCTTCATCATGTCCATTATAAAGAATCCAGTAACTAACATTATTCGCATTTTTATACTTAAATTTTTCTGTATATTCTAAATTAAAATAAGACATAATTCCTCCTATTAAAATAGGGTAGAAAGTTACCTTCCTACCCTAACACTTTATAATCTAAATATATAATTACTCAGCTACTGCTGTTGGAAGCATGTAAACCATAGGGTTCTTGCCTTCCTTAACCTTAGAAGCTCTACCAGCTGCTACAAGCTTGCCCATTCTTGAAACAACCTTAGCCTTTGTAATATCCTCAAATCTCGCTGAAAGAGCCTGAGCAATATCCTCTGCTGTCTTACCATCCTCAGTAAGAATCTCAGCAATTGCATCTGTCATTTCATCACTCTCTGCCTTCTTCTCAGCAGCCTTAGCCTGTGCCTTCTCTCTCTTATCAATTGCCTGAGCAATCTTCTTATCACAGAACTCTACAATTGTAGCAACATCTGCATCCTCTGATGCTGAAACAATCTCCTTAATCTTCTCATAAATATCAATCTGTGTCATCTTTGCTGTGTTCTCCATAGCGCATTTCTCCTTTTCTCTCTTTTATATATTTATTATACTATAATTTTTTTAAAATGTCAATGCATTTATTTATATCTTGACAATTGCTAGGTTTTCTATACTATCATTTAACCTAGCTAGTTTTTCTTTTGGATTTCGCCAAAAGGAGATTTTTTCTTTTGGATAAGTTGCAACTTTAATAGTTCTCCATAAACCGCACCCGGTATACCTTCTTTTAAAAGTGAAGCATGAGTAGTAATATCTTTAATGTTCTGGTCATTATCCCCTGATCGCTCACAGGTCACTCCGTTTATTCCCCGCGGGGTCTGGTTTTCCTGTTAAGAGAACTTTGTGTTCCTTAACTTTGTATAATTATTATAACAAAAATTTTTTCAAAAGTCAAACTTTTTAATAAGAATTTTCAATTGCTGACTTTATTCTATGAAGGTCTCTGTCAGAAAGTTCTTCATAACTAATGCCGCATTCCTGAAAAGCATATTCCTGAACTTCTGAATCATTAATATCGTGTCCATATGCCACCAATCTGTTAAATGTTTCAATAAGTTTATTTACTTTTGAAGCGTGCGTATCAAGCATACCTTCCTTTTCCATCATATACATATGATATGGGCTACCTACATCAAACATATTCATCATTTCCTTTCTTTTTATTATGTATATATTATACAAAATTTTTAAAGAAAAGTCAATAGGTAATTCTATGTGAACTTGATATTATCTTCCCATATATTATCATATATTTCATTATTTTCTTTATCTTCAATAGTATAATAATAAGAATCAAAAACATTGGATATTTCTATGTCTTTAATAATTCCTTTAATCCATTTAAAAGATAAATCATCTAATATTATTTCTGCGGCGACATCATCCCCAATATTAAAAACTGGTCTATTCATTAGTCTAAAAGATAGAATTTCAAAATAACAAGTCTTGCCAGTTCCTATATATTTTCCATGTCTATAGACCATCCAAGCATCATCGCCGCAAGGAAATAAGGTATAATATTCATTTTCTTTTAATCCAAGATATGCAACACCTTTATCAATAGCTCTTGCTATATAACATGTAGTTTCTACATTTTTATTCATAATATAAACCCTCTTATACATATAAATGATATTTTTTACCTATTTTATCTATTATCTCACTATCCATTGGGCGGAAACCTATGCAAGTAAGAGTCCTACCATCTTCTTCCGGTTCTAATTCTGTGTGGCAATTATCTTTTATCAACCAAAAATCTTTTCCTTCTGTCATCCCTAATCCTTCCGCCATAGTTTTAGCTTTTAGCAACTGGTTCTTATTTTTAGCTTGAAGAACACATTTTGTAAACTCACCCTCAATCCAATTGTGAAGAATTCCTTCATCAAACCAAGCATCTATATGTCCATCTAAATCAGCATTATTTCTAATAAACCAGCTAAGAAATACCATTGATCCATGTGATACTTGAGCGGCAAGCTTTCCCGGACTCATATTCAAATCTTTCCTTGCTATTATTATTTGTTTATACATAATCTCTCCTAAAAAAATCTTATATCTGAACAAATTGATTCTGGAGTAACCCAATCATTCATATTGATTAAATTAAAATAATATTTAGTATTATAGAAACATTCATCTACATAAACCGCTTCAAACTCTCCAACCTCAAAATGTCGTCCTCGCAAATCCCTATACCAAGTATAAATATACATTATCCCATTTTGTTCAATATATATTTCTTTCTTAAAATTTTCATTTGTTATTCTTTTTATATCATTTTTAAATTCTATCTTTAATGCACCAAAAAGAGCATCTATATTTCCTTTATTGCCTGAATATAATAAATAATGCTTAGTTTTCATTTTTAAACATCCCCTTGTATCTATCTCTATCTTTTGTATTCTTATTCAATTCTGCTAACTCTTTTAATAAATCCCAATTAAAGAAAGCATTATTTAAATTAAGAAAAGCATTATTTAAAGTAATTTCCCCTTTTCTGAGCTGAGTCCAAGTCGCTATTATTTTATCATCTTCTGTAACATGAGGTTCAGTAATAATTCCGTTAAATTTTATAGGCTCCATTATTTGCAATCCTCCTGCCGTAAAGGAATCATATAAGAACCAATAGAAAGAACATAATCGCCCTTTCCGCATAATTCCCCGTGCGGAAATGATAAATATTTTTCTCCATTTATTAGAATCTCTCGAACATCTTTAAATTTTTCAAAAAACCATTTTGGATATGGGTCTATTAAATATTGAAAATAATCTATCGACATATTAATGGTTCCTGGTTTCATACATGCTCCTCTTTTCTTTTTTATTATTTAATGAAGATACTTTTGTAGATAATTCATTAATTTCGACAAAAGCTTCATGTATTGCTTCTGTTATCTGTTTATTAACATTAGTTTGATTTTTCATAAAAGTATTTTCTGCTTGTAATGCTTCTATAATATTTTTTATTTGCTCTCCTTGTTGAAGAGCGATATTTTCTAAATTTTTTATTCTTTTTTCAAGAATTTCCAATTTGTCCATATTTATATCTCCTTTACCTTTATAAAAATTATATCATAAAAAATTTTTTCTGTCAATAAAAGGAATATTATGTTGACAAAAATAAAAAATTATATTATTATACGCGCATAATATATATAAAAGGAAGTTTTTCAGTTGATGGAAAATTCGCGGAAGCTGCAATGCCGCATGACTTGAAAAATTTCTATTTTTATTATATAATATATGTGTAAGATAAAGAGAGGAGAAAAGATGAAAAAATGTGATAAGAGTAATGAATGTATGTGGGGCAACCGAGAACATCCAGGATATTGTTCTTATGATTTGGGCTTAAAAGATAAAACTCTTTGCCCTAAAGAAACAGATGATTTTGAAACTTATTTAGTAAAGCTTGAAAAGCTTGTTAGAAAGGTGGATTAATATATGAAAGTTATTACAAGAGCAACAAAATTGGTTATGGATTATTTAGATGAAAAGCATTTGGATGGTACAGAAGCAGATGTGTCAATAGAGGTAAGCGAATGGTATGAAATTGCTGGAATTGATGACATTACTCCATATGAGCTTTCAGCTCTTGTTATTCAGTATAAGACGCATTATTTTCGTCCAAGCTTTGCAACTCTTAGAGATGCAGTAGAAAGAATTTATCCAGAAATTCTTTATAGTGATATTGAAGGTGGAGAGCCTCCTATTTGGGGACTTGAGAATACTATGGCTAAGTATATTATGGAGTGGGGTGCTTAATTATGAGTTTAATAAAGGCTTTTTGTAAACATAAATCAGTAAAAATAATTGCTTGTGAAAAAGATAAGAATAAATATATAGTTCAGTGTACTAAATGCGGAGAGCAGATTACTAAACCAAAAGCTATAGGAGAAATGTATAATATAGGTACAATAGTAAAATATTGGTAGGGGTTTTAATATGAAGAAATATTCATCTAGGATGGAATGGGCATTAGATCATGGCTTTAATAAAGACTTAAAGACTTTTCTTTATATTGGAAACACCTATCCTTATAAAGAACAGCTTAAGGCGGCGGGAGCTAAGTTTGATAAATTATTAAAGTGGCACTCTCCGACAGCAATCAATCTTGGGGCAGAAAACCCTTTAATACCTGCGGAAATGGATTTTAATGATGTTTACCTTTTTAATCCTATGATTGGAACTGTTGAAGTTAAAGAGCATGCGGAAGACACGGTATCACGAATCATTATACCAGAGTTACCCCATAAAAACAGTGATTTCTATGGAAAAGTGGGGCAGAGATATACGGAAACCTTACACCTCGAAAACCGCAGCTGTTATACTTCTTATTATGGGGATAAAGTCGCTTACACTTTTACTCTTGGTGAGAATGTGTTAATTTGGTTTACGGATGTGTGGCTTGATGAAGATGTAAATGACTTTACTCTTGCTTTTACAGTAAAAAAGCATGATGTTTATAAGGGTCGCCGCCAAACAATAATTACCAGAGGTAAAAGGAAGTAATTTCTCTATTGACATTTTTATTAAAATATTATATAATATATTTATAAGATATGAAAGGAATTGATGTTTTATGAATATTAATGAAGAGCAGAAAAAATATATATCTATAATAAAGAAATGTTTTAAAAGAGAAAATCCTTCTATTGATTGTGTGGACGATTTTGATTGGCTTTATAAGGATGAGGAAATTACTTCAAATTTTGAGATAGGGGTAGGCGCAACTAAGGTAGCCCTTATTCCAATTAATACAAATACTAATTATGTATATAAAATTCCTATTCTGGGAATATATGATGCTCATTTTATCAATAATGATTATGATGAAAAGATAAATGAAGATTATGAATCTTTTTCAAGGTTCGATCCGGAAGGACATGATGATTTTTGTGCAATTGAAGTAGATAGATGTTATGATATTTGTAAAAAAGGCTATGGGAACTTAATAGCAAAAGAATATTATTATGGAAATATAGACAACAATATTCCTATTTATATACAGGAAAAAGCAATAATTTATTATGACGCTTTTGACGGTGACGCTTTAAGGACAAAAGAAGAAATCGCCTTAGTAAAAAATGTAACTTCAAGTTTTTTTAATTTTGATGAATACTTTAATTGTATTCCAGATAGATGGATAGCAGATTTAATTGGCGCGATTGGCACTGAAGAAACTATAAAGTTTTTTGATTTTTTAATAGATGCTAGTTATAACAATGACTTACACGAGGCAAATATTGGTTATATAAAAGGAAAGCCAGTTTTGATAGATTATTCAGGTTTTATCTATCAGTGGGGATGGGAGGAAGATTATGAAGATTAGAAAATTATTAAAGAATCTTGATACCTATGCTTATATTAAGATTTTAGAATACGTTGGACCTGAAGATTGGGAAGTTCTTTGGAAAGGCGAGGTATATAACTGCCCATGGGAGATGGCAGAGGGGATTGTTGATACAGATGATATTGGAGAAGGCATTTTTCTTGATACAATAGAAGATGGATCTCCATGCCTTTGTATTTATAAAAGGAGGTGTGACTAGATAATGAAAATATGGGTATATGCTATATGGGTTTTATCAGTTGTAATGTGGGCGATAACTATAATTCTAGGACACATTTCATCAAAAGTAGAAGAAGAAAAACATGTAGATTCTACAACATTTTATAGTTATTTAACTATTATTTTTCTTTTATTTACAATGATTGGTACTGTTTTATTGCATATGTTGGCGTATGGGGAGGTAAAATAATGAAGAATAGAGAAATAGCTTGCTTGCATTATAAGGCAGAGGGTAATTGTGATCTTGGTAAAGAAGGAACTTTTTATGCGGCTTGCCAGCATTGTAAAACTTACCGTAAATTACCTGGCGGAAAGCCTGCAAGAACTGATAACCGCCGCAGAAAGATGGATAAAATAAATAAAAGGGAAATGAGGTACGAATAATATGTGGAATGCTACAGGGATTTGGATGTGGATAATGTATATTATTTTTTCATTGGCTGTTGCTATTGTACCTCTTTCTATATATATAGACATTGCAAGAGCAGAAAAATCAAAGAATGAAAAAAAGGCAGCCTTCTATAGAAATGCTTGTTTAAAAACAATAGCCATGGTATTTATAGCTATTGCTTGGTTAATTTTTTCGATAAATATAAGATTGAGAGAAGAAGCACATGATTTTGGAATAAGCGATAAGCAATGTATTACATTAAGCGCGGAAAGTGGATGGTCGGAATCTGATGTTAGAGATTATCTGACGATAACAGCTAAGAATGATGGAAGCATAGAAGCTGCAATCGCGCACATTAAGGGAGAGGAATAACTCTCCCTATTGATATTTTATAAAAATTATAATATAATATATATACAAAATGAAGAAAGAGGGTATGAGTTATGAGTAAGAGTGCATTAACAAAATTTGATTTAGCAAGTGGGACATTTAGAAGTTCAAAAAATATAAAGCCAGAAATAAAAATACAGCTTAGAGAAGAATTTGATGATTTATTAAATTCTAAGATTGCTGATTTAGAAGAAAGGTTAGAGGAGTTAAAGACAATTCGTACATTAATGGATGAAAAGGAGTGTTTTCTTTTATATAATGACATAGCTTATAATTCATATTTTTATCTTGACTCAAATGACGAGGAATATGAATATTCTAATTTATTTGATAGAAATTTTTTAGTAAATAGAGATATGCAGATGTATGAAATTACAGACGCTATAAATTGTGAAGAATTATATCCGCATAAGTATGACGATAATCGTACAAAGGTAACCAAGGTTGTAACTGCAAAAAAAACAAAGGAGGCATAAATCATGGGAGCAGATATACATATGTATCTTATTGATAATAAAGGTAATATAATAAATGACAATCTTTATGATGAAAGAAATTATCACTGGTTTGATAATATAACTGAAAAGGGCGCTGATCCTGAATATAAGCATTATCCAGCTCACTATGGATTGCCAAAAGATATAAAGATACCAAAGAAGATTGAAGATGCCCATATTAAAGATTGCTATTATAATTTTTATTATATGAAGTTAAAAGATTATGTTGATTGGTTTCTTCAATATAAGCCTCAAATTAGAGCTGGATATTTTACTGAGTACGATAAGTGGCTAATTGAAAATAAGGGTTATGTTCCAGATGAGGATGAAGTAATAACCAATGTAGAAGCTATTGAGCATCCAGAATTATATACGTTTATGGTATATGAGAATATATATAATCCTGATAAAAATATTATTTCTAATATTATAACGGATAATCCAATAGAAGATTATTATATTATATATTATCTTGATTGTTAGGGGGTATATTAAGGAATGGTTGCTAAAGCTCTTGTATTTTTTCACGGGATATACGCTATTCCCATTTATTTAAGTATTATTACAATAATATACAATAAATTTTTGGAATCTAAATATAGCCGTGATATATGTAAAATTATGCAAATTGATTTCTTTGACGATAAAGAGATTGGAGGCTTCTCAATTGGATGGATTATGACTGATATAATGATTGCAGGAGGAGAAATCTGTTTCGCGGTAATAGGGATAAGGATAATGAAATTTATTAATATTTATATGTATGGTTGGATTATTGATTTAATAGTCATAGGTGTTATAATTCTAATATATAGAAGTCACTATATTAAAGATAAAAAGAATAATAATCTTGAAATTAATATAGATATAATTAATAATGCAATAGCAGCAGCTACATCAAAAGAAATGCGAAAAACGCTGACTTCCGCAAGAGATAGAATAATTAAACAACAGCAATTGAAGTTAGTAAAAGAAGGTATTGCGGCAATTGATAGGATACAGGAATCTTTTGATTATGTAGATGTACAGTATGATATAGATAGATTGAAAGCTTATATGGAATTAGATAAAGACTCTAACAAGGGCGATAATGCTATAAGTTTTTATAATGACGGCTCTGTTCGTAGATAAGGAGAACATATATGGATAATCTTAGTGAATTTCGAGATAAGTATATATCTAAAAGATGTATAAATAGGCTTTCTATTTATATAAATGGAAAGAAGGTAAGTTGGAAGCGAGCATTTAAGTCGTCTTTTGGTTATCTTTCTCAATATGAGGGGGATATAGACAAGATAAGAGATGAGGCGGAAGCTCGCGGTGAACAATATTACTATATTGGCATTAATAATGGGAGAATCGAGGAGGCTGAACCGCGCTATGTATATGATATTAAATGTAGTTTAACACAGGAGCAATATGACGAAATTTTTGGAGGTATTGTTAAATGAAATCTAAGTCGATTAATTCAATTAATGATTTAAAGAAGTTTTTTATCAAAGCACCAGAGAATTTTTATTCTGCTTATTCTAAAGATAATGAAGCTCTTTGTAACTTTTATAGAAATTATCCTCTTGGAGGAGGAACTTTATTAGAATTAGCAAAGAAAGCTGAGATAAGCGGGAAAAACGGTTTCTTTGCTGATTTAGTAGATGGAAAATTCCAGGAAGCTCCGCCTCGCTATTCTTATACTTTATTTAGAAAATTAACAGAGGAAGAGTTTAAAAAAGTTTTTAAAAGGAGATAGAATGAAAATATCAATAGAAATTAAAGATAGAAGACATCCTTTTGTAGATTTAAGCCTTGGAGAGGTCTTTGTTTATAATAATGATGGAATATACTATATGAAGATAGAAGGAGAAAAGCTTAAAAAGAATGCTGTTTCTTTGTCAGATGGAAAATTATATGATTTTGAAGATTTTTATATGGTAAATAAGATTAATGCGGATTTACGTATAAAAACAAAAGATTAGATTTATTAAAAAGTATCAACTTATAAAGATTTTAAAAAGTCAATAAAACTCGGGAAAATGCAATAAAAGACGGTTTTAATGACGCTATAAGTTGATACTTTTTTATTTTTATGATATAATATTTATATAAAATAAGAGAAAAAGAAATTCGATGGGGTTGCTATTGGAAAGGAGAGATAGGATATGACAATTAATGATGAAAGACCATTAGATGTATGGAAATTTAAAGATTTAGTTCCAGGTGATGTATTTGAGTTTAAAGAAATAATTTATATAAAGGCAGTAAGTGGTGAATACAATAAATATTACAATGTTTTTAATTTAACTCAAAATATATTAAATCATATTGATGATGGTACTTTTGTAGTTAAATTAGATTGTGAACTTAATATAAAGGGGTGATATATATGATATATAAAGAAGAGAAAAGGAATTTATTTTCTGTAGACGATAGTTATTATATTGCGCATTGCATAAGTGCAGATTTTGCTTTGGGCGCAGGCATTACTAAAGAGATAGATAGAAGATTTAATATAAGAGAAGAGTTGAAAAAAGAGAACTCTGATTTTTATGAAGAGTGGATGCGTTATTCTAATTTACATTGTATTATGTCGTGCATAGTAACAGGAAGAGTAATAAACCTTGTAACAAAAGGAAGATATTATGAAAAACCTACTTATAATAGTCTTTGTGATGCTTTGGTATTAATGAGAATTAAATGCCGACGTAGTAAGATTAAGAAGATTGCAATGCCACTTATAGGATGCGGATTAGATAGATTACAGTGGGACAGGGTCTCCGCGATGATTAAAGAAATTTTTGCGGATGAAGATATTGAAATTCTTGTATGTGTAGGAGGTAAAAAGCATGACAAATTATGATTATTATATAGATGGGATTATGAAAGAGATAGGAGTAAATAGAAAGACTGGCGAAGTTATTAATTGTAAACTTACTGAAACTTTTGATTGTAAGGATTGTATTTTTAATGATGTTGAATGTTGGAAAAAGGGTACTAAAAAAGCATGGCTAGAATCTGAATATCGACCAGTGGTTGATTGGTCAAAAGTAAAGATTGATACTCCTATTTATGTTAAGGCGCATCAGGATGATGAATGGATACCAAGATATTTTGCGGGATATTCAAATGGAAGTATTTATGCTTGGGATTATGGAAAAGCAAGTTTTACCGCTAATTCAAAGACACTATGGAATTATGCAAAGTTAGGAACAGATAAGTAGGAGGGCTATATGAAGTATAAAGTAAAAATAAATTTAACTCTTGAAGATGAAAAGCTTACTGATAGTGCAGTTGTTGCACAAGTAGGTAAGATAAAAAAATATTTATGTGATGGAATTCCTTTTAATAAGACTTTAGATATATCTTATAAAAGAGAATATAGCGATCAGGAACAAGAGCTTTATTATAAAGCTATGAAAGATATGCTTAAAGTAGTAGATGATAGCGTATCTAATAAAAGTGATAGGAATTTAGTTTATAGTAGAATATTTGATTTAGCGAAGGAAGTGGGGGTATATTAATGATTACAACAGTTAAAAGAGATATAGATGATTTGTTAGAAATGGCATTTTGTGATTTAGATAAGGGTGAGAATAAAGAGGCAGCTGCCGCATTTATAAAATACTATATTAAGTATTTAAAAAAGAATATAAGGTTAGCTTATAAAGTTGGATTAGGAGATTTGTTTAATGCGGCTTGTGATAGTGATGGCGAGTTGGACTCTATGAATGATAAGCTGTTTGAACTAGAAGATGAAGCTGATATGGTTGATATAGATGAGTTATTGAATGGGTTGAATCGCGAGGATAGTGAAGAAATTCTTTAAAAGGGGTGTAAGTTATGTTTATTATTGTGCCTAAGGATAATGTGTCTAATATGGTAGAAGAAATAGAGCGGGGCGGCCGCTATAAGTTGTGTGAAGAGATAGAGGGTTATAAAGGTAATAATGTAGGCTTAATGTTTTATGAAGTGGAGGAAAATAAAGAAATGAAGAAGATTTTTTCAATAACAAGGAAAGGATTAGATACAAGAAAATTAGATAAAAAGATTAATCAGTTTAAGACAGAGGAAGGATATGACCCTTATATTTTTATGAATAAGGAGTCTCTTGATGAGTTTAATACTGGAGTAGGGATTTTAGCAAAGTATTGTGGATATAAGGTATTTAGAGATGATACTAAGGAATTTGGAGAGGTTGAGCTTAGATGAAGATAGAAGCAATAGGTGAAGTGAATAAATTGTGGGATTCATATAATAAGTTAGAAAAAATGCGAAAGATAATATATTCTTCTAACTGTCAGATGTTTAAAAAAAGAATAGGCTTTAATAATCGTGAGGATTGGTTTAAATATTTTGATACAATATCATTTTATTCTCTTGATAAAACAACAGAGAAAGAGTTAAAGGCGGCAATGCTTGAAGTAATTGAAAGGCGGCAGGCGGAGATTAAGGAAGAAATAAAGGAGATGTAGATATGGGGGAGAAGTATATTCCGCGTATTGGAGATGTTATTATTTATGATGATGATTATTATGTAGTGATGGATATGAAAGTTTATGAGAGTTATCAACCCGGAGAACGTTATTATAGCAGATATTATTCTTTATTAAAAGAGAAAACTTTGAATGAGTATTTAGATATGTGGAATGATGGTTTTTTCCCTGGTAAAGCTCCTTCATATAAAAAGATAGCTTTTAGAGGTTTTGAATCGGAGTTGCCTGATATTAAGAAAGTTGATGAAGCTTCATATGGAATTGAGCCTATTCATGGATTCTGCGTTATAAAAAGAGGAAAAAGAAGAAAAGCTGGTATAATAGAACGTTAGGGTGTAATGCTTATGTATTTAAAAATAATTTTATTACTAGGCATGTTATTTTGTCATATTGTGGATGACTATTATTTGCAGGGATGGTTGGCTTCTGCTAAACAAAAGTCATGGTGGGAAAGTAATACCCCAGATGAGTTATATAAGAATGATTATATTATGGCTTTGTGTGAACATGCTTTTAGTTGGACTTTTATGATTATGTTGATTCCAACAATTTATCTATACTTTAATTCAAATGAGTTAGCATATAAGATATATTTATTTATGTTTTGTTTTAATTGGGCAATTCATTGCATAGTGGATGATAGTAAGGCAAATAAAAAAATAATTAATCTTATCCAAGATCAGTTGATTCATATTTCACAGGTTATTTTAACTTGGGCGGTATTTATTATATGAGGGTTGATTAATGGATCTAGTAATGATTAGGGGGTAGGTTTCTTTGAGGGGCTTGCCCCTTATTTTTTTTGGTCAAGTTTAAACAATTTGTTTAAAGTAATTTTTATATTATAATGTAAGTAATAAGGAGGTGAAATATTTTGACTCTTAGTGAGTTAGCAAAAGAATTAAAAATAAAAGAAAGTACAATTAAACAAAACTTTAAACGAACACAAGAGACTTACGCAAAAAAGGGCATTGCTATTACGAAGATTGGATATGGCAAGTCCGCAAATTATGAAATAAAATATAAGGAGTAAACGCAAGTGCAGAACAGAACAGAACCAAAGTATATAATGATTTATAAGCTTGATTATGCTATGGAATTAGTGCGGATGGGACATAGTATTTTTATGACACAAGATAATCCGCGTTATAAAGATAAAATTATGTGGATATTTGAAAATGATGAAACTTTTAACGAAGATTTTAAGAGGATTCGTGGAAAGGAGTAATTATGTCAAATAGTTTTCCTATACAAAAAAAATGGCTTGATGATGTAAAAGATACCATGAAAGTAGAAGAGTTTGCAGAATTAAATTATAGAATTAATATTTATGCTTTATATGGGGAAGAAGTTGCTCTTACTGATAGTAGATATGTTCAAGGGTATTTTAATTCTATCAAAAGTCAAATAGATAATATGAATAAAAAATATAAGAAAGTTGGAAGACCTGGTATTTTTACAGAAGAAGAACAAGAAATAATAAAGAAAATGGCGGGGGAGGGGTATAATGCGCCTACTATCGCAAAATTAAATGGCTGGGATGAGAAAAAAAAGAAGGCTATTTATGAACAGCCAGGTTGGAAAAATAGGGGGGAGTATTCGGAAAATTCTTTTGAAAAAGAAAAATTTCCGGAAAAAGTTCAAATAGGGGCTTTTAAATTTTAATAGGGGTATTAAAATTTTTCGGAAAATTATTAAGAAAAAATTCGGAAAATTAAATGAATTTTTTTCAGAAAAATTTCGGAAAATTAAGTATTTTTCCGAAGAATCTAATGAATTTTCAGAAAAAATTCGGAAAATTAAATAAATTCTTCGGAAAATCCTCAGAAAATCTTTCAGTTTATTTTTCTATATATATATTCCGAAAAATTTTCGGAATTTACGAAGCTTCGCTTCTCCAATTCACGAAAAATTTTTCTTAGAAAAACCGACAATAATTTTAAAGGAGATTATAAGATGCAAGAAGTAGAAACAGTAAATTTTGGTAAGTGTGGAATATTAAATAAGGAGTATATTATTCCGGTATATAAGTATTTATATGAACATCAAGAGGAGTACGGATTCACTCATTTCCGCTTTGAAGAAGAAAAGTGTTTTGTAGATTTAAGGAATGCTTTTGGTTATTATTCTAATAAAGAGGTTGTTTATAAAGAGGGAATGGATGACATTAGAGATTGGTTATTGGCTTTTGGTCCTATTCTTTTGTCTAAGGCTTTGGGGATAGTGCCCAGAGGAAAATATGGAATGATAATTGGGCATGTATATAAAATGTTGGCTCATTTGGTTCCATATGGAGATGGTTTAGAAGAGCTTAGATCACATATAGAAGAAGTAGAGATTGAGATGGGCATGTATGCAGGGAAGATAGAAGATGGGAAGAATAAAGGATATATTTATGGTATTTATTGTGGAGAAGATTTGTTATATGTAGGAATGACTTGTAGACCTATTACTATAAGAATTAAGGAACATGTAGATAAAATAAAAGAAGGTATTTTTAATATTATGTATAAAGAGCTGCATGAAATAGGGTTAGAAAATATCTCTTTTAGAGTTATATTTGAAAGTGAAAGTGTTAGTAGATATGAATTAGCACATATAGAGAAGATATTTATAGAATATTTTAAACCTAGATATAATGTGGGTGGGGTAACAACCCCTTATAAGTTTGATGTAGTTCCGCAAAGAAGAGAATTATTTTATGATGAGAAGTTAAATAATATTGAAAGTCAATTAGGGGCAATAAAAGAATTGGTAGATAGTTTAAGGATATAGGTAACACTATATCCTTTTGTTTTGTATATGAGAGATAATTTATATAAATGGATAAGAGGTAAGAGTTATTATGTGGATAGTGGATAAAATTATGTAAATCATATAAAATCATGTGAATGAGGGATGCCAACCATGTAAATGAGGGATAGAGGTGGCCACCGGCCTAACCTTACCCGTTCTTCGTATTTCGTCTTCCGTATATCTTATTTGAAATAATATATAATATATGTTATAATATAAAAAAAGACTTCTTTTTCTCCTCCTCCTTTCAACATAAATCTATCCCATATATATACTATCTATAAGATTTGGGGCTTGCCCCAAATCTTCAGCGTTTTGATTGCGCAGCAATCAAATAAGCCTTTCAACATTTTTCCAAGCCATATAAGGCAAAACCCTTTCAACCAAAAGCCAAGCCATATAGAACCTTTTATCGGGGACTCCGCTCCTTTATCACTTCATACTGTTACACTTCACCGCGTTAAAGTGCTACCGCATCACATTGTACAAATTGCACAAAGACTTTCGGGAAAATAGCAAAAAATTTGTGCATTTTTATTTTGAAAAAAACTTGACTTGAAGTGTAATTTGTGGTATAATTGCGGGCCTGCTCCTACGTGCGCGGCCCGACATTTTAGCATACTTTCTTGCTTTTGTCAATAGGTAAATGCAAAAAAATGATAGAAGATTTTACTCTTCTATCATTCTCCGCAATCTTTAATGATTAAACCGTAAATAATTTTCAATCCAGTTTTCGCCAAAATACTCTTTTAGTTGTTCTTCTTCTTTTGAATTTGTTTCCATAATAGAAATTTTCATAATCGTATCACGGTCAATAAGAGCGAACCAGTCGCCTTCTTTCATTCCTTTAATAAAACGGAATGTATCAAGGATAAAATTCATTGTTTCCTGTTTTTTGATTGTTTTCATGCACTCCTCAAGAGAAAGAATTTGACTATCAAAAATCGGCTTTGTTTCAAAACCTGTAATTTTCCAACCGCTTATTTTATTTTCAATATTCATTATATCTTATTCCTCCTTTTTATTTTGAATATTTACTATGCAATTCAATTATTTTTCCACAATTATCACAAACCCAAATATAAGTAGTTCCCGCATTTCTGTGATACTCTGTATTAGCGAATCTATAAGGATGTTCACATTCTGTACAATAACCATTGTTCCATGCTACTTCATCACCCCTTCTTTCCAGTGCGAATAATCCACTTATTCCACATCCAATAGCAATAGCAATTATTACAGTAATAATCTTTTTTAATATAGACTTACTATTTTCTGCGAAAATATTTACAATTATAAATGATAAAAGCGCTCCAACTACTATTGTCATAACGATTGCCATAATAATAAAATCTTTCATTTCAATTACCTCTCTTTCTTTATATATTTATTATACCATATGGTCAACTATTTGTCAAGAAACATTATTTTAAAATATTTTCTCTTTCACAACAGGCTTTAAAAGCATTAACGCAAGACAGCCATAAATCTTCATCACTTGCATACTCTGTTAAAATATTATTATCCCATCCATCCTCAAGACCAACAGCAAACCAAATATCAATGATAATGTTTTCATCAACGCTTGACCGCAGATAATCATCCATCTGTCTGAGAAGATTTTTTCTGATTTTAATCATTTCATTTCTTGGCACTTTCATTTTTCTTGATACTTTCATTTTAGTTACCTCTCTTTCCTTAACTTTGTAAATACATTATAACAATGTTTTAGGATTTTATCAATAGACAAAATAAACAAAAAATTATTTTATTTTTGTTCAAAATTACACTTGATTTTTAAAAGCGGGGGCGCCCGGTCTATCGCGCCCCGCCCATTATACCATATCTTTTATCTCTTGTCAAGTATAAAAATTGCACAAAAAAAGAGCGAATTTTTAGCATTTTTTACTAAAAACTCGCTCAAAAGAGAGGTCATTTGTTAAATTTTACCAAATTACTTTGGTTTTCTCTGCTGAATTATGTCTATTTTGAACATATCTTCACCAATTTTAACCTGTATCAGCTTATTTTCTTTAAGAACTTCAGCATTTTCACCAAAAGTTTCGGTCAAAAACTGTGATATTTTACTAAAAAGTTCTTTTTTTGTATCTGAGATTTTCACTGTCTTAGGCTTAGACTGTTTCTTGTTGGTGACTTTGCGTTCGTCTTTGTCAGCACTCTCGCCATGCATAACTGCTTTATTTTCTTTGGCTTTTGTAGTCATTTCTTCTACATCCTCGTTATCCTCGAAGCCTTCATCCTCAAGATACATCTGAATAGCGTCCTCTTTTGTAAGAGAGAAGTCGTTCATGTATTTCTGAATAACGCTATCTTTTACATTAACACTTTTACCTTTTGTTGTTGTTATTTTCATAACTACCACCATCCTTTTTTGATTATACCTTATTATACACCCTATACCTCAATTTGTCAACACCTATTTTTAAGGTGTGCGGGGCGGTGAAGGTATTGACCGCCCCATTTAAGGAAATCCAAAAGTAAACTAGTTAAATGCAAGGTAAAGGAGTCGAACCTTTTTTATAATTATAAAATTATAACCACTATAAAAACGAATTTTTATAACCTTGCTATTCCGGGCGGAGGGGAGTTGCCCTCACACCCTTATACTATATTAAAAATTACTCTTCTACATCATCAACAATATCTTCTGCTGAGTCATCTGTGGCGGTAGGAGTAGCATTTATGGTGAAATATACGACACCCTTTACTACTGCCCTGTTAAGCGCGCCACCCTTGACAGCCTTAGTTACCTGAGCCTGAATCTTGTTTGTAGAATACTCTGTGTTATACAGAAGATTATAGGTATCAGTAATAGCTTTGTTAGTACGAGCCGCACCATCCGCCATAAACGCAAGAATATTAGCATATATGCCCTCGTTCTCAATCTGAGTCTTTGTAGGCTTCTTTGAACCTGTTGACTTCTTATTGAGTGCCTCAATTCTAGCATCAATACCCTCAACAATCTCTTCTCTTGAAAACTCTGGGGCAAGTGCCTCGAAGTCCTCTGTTGAAATACCTGTGATAATGTTCTTAATTGTGTTATACATCTCTCTCTGTGTCATAATACATCCATCCTTTCAATGTTTAAAATTTATTGTTATCATTCAGCCCACATTTTTTGGTAAGGCGAAGGGGTTGAACCTCAAACCTCTTATTCAGCCCTGTTTGAATAGGCACAGGGTCGAAATCATTTTTGAAGCCTTAAGCCTTATCTTTTTTACATTTTTATTATATCATATTTTTAAATTTTTGTCAACACTTTTTTTATTTTATCTAGGCGGTGACCTCATGTTTCTTACCTCCTTCCTTATTATGTATTAAGTATATCATACTTTTGGTTTTTTGTCAAGGACTTTTTTAAAATCTTATTGATTTTTTTAAGTCCTTATTGAAATCTCACTTTTGTTTTATTATAACATAAATATTTATTCATGTCAATAACTTTTTTATGAGATTTTTAAGACTTGAGATATTTTCTATCCCTTATCTTTAATACAATTATATCAAAAATTTTTATAAAATGCAAGTATAAAAAATGGGGGCGAGAGAGTGAATCTTTGTGCATGTTGCACAAAGAATTTTTACTTTTGTGCAATAGAGAGAAATTTAGCCTTTCGGGATTATGAAATTTGTGCAAGTTTTTTGTATTTTATGTCTTGACAAACCATACGAGGGTATGGTATAATTTGGCGGCGCTATAAGAGCGTCAGCGCGCCGCCAAATCAGAATGTCAAGTCTTTTTTTATAAAAAAATGCATAAAAAAATTGGCAAGATTTTGTGCATCTTGCCAATTGACTTTTATTCTACAAGTTCTCTGTCAACTAGTTCATAATCATATCCAAAGTATTTTTCAAAAGTATCTCTATTATAGTTTTTAATATCTTCTAGTCTAATACCTGCCTCCTGTATTGTTATGTATTTATCTTCTTCGTCAATCCAAATTTCTGTTTCTTCGTCTATCCATCCTTTATCAATTAAAAACCGAATGGCTGCCTTATAATCTTTTGCGACTGCGGGAAGATATTCATCATCAATTCTTATTACTATTGCTTTCATTTTTTATCCACCTTTTTCTCTTCTTTTTAACCGCCGTAACTTTAGGGGGCTGTAATTCTTTGCGCTTTTTCTCAAGCCATTTGTCCATGTATGCAAAATATTCTTTGTTGCTCATTTTTACAACCTCCTTATCTCTTTTTCATAACTCTATTATATCAAAAGAATAAAGCAATGTCAAGCGGATTCTCAATTAAATTTTTATTCATGGAGCAAAGGATTTTTTCAATCCCTTGCCCCACTTTCATTACTTGCTTACAAAATATACGACACCTTTCACAACAGTTCTGTTAAAAATTCCATTCTTTACCGCCTTTGTTACCTGTGGCTGGACTCTATTGGTTGACAAATCTGCATCAAAAGTTGAATTGTAAATGTCTGTTATCTGTCTAACAGTACGAGATGCATTATCAGACATAATCTCTATAATATTATTATAGATACCTTCGTTTTCTAACTGCTTTTTTGTAGGCTTGCTAGAAGATGAACTATTTTTCTTATCAAGAGCCTCTATTCTAGCATTGATGCCCTCAAGAAGTTCATCTTTTGAAAATCCTACCTCCTCAATAGTATCTACTGAAGCCTCATTTACTACCTTTACCATTGCGTTAAACATTTCTCTCTGTGTCATACTAATTCCACCTTTCTTTTTTTTGTTATGTGTTATTTACTACTCTTATATATTAACATATTTCTTATAATATGTCAACATCTTTTTTAAAATTCTCTTATTTCTATTTCTATTAAGTCTATCGTATGAATGCCTGTCATAGAAAATATTTTATAAATAAGATTATATTCCTTTTCTGTAAGATTGAGATAAATTCCCTGACATTCACCATCTTGTAGAACTGCGTATATTTTCTTTTCTTCTTCCATGTTTTATGTCCTCCTTTATTTTCTATAATCATTATACCAAATTATTGTTTACATGTCAACTATTATTTTTAGGGGCGACTATGGTTTTAAGTTTCCCATAGCCACCGCCCATATATTTTATAAGTAAGCCATAAGCCCCTCATAAATACTTTCAATTCTTGTCCACCATGCGTTAGATGGATGATTGCTATTTTTATTTAAGTATTCTTCAAAGGCACTTGCCACATTTGGGATATACTTTTTAGGGCAATTGCAATATGTATAACCTAACTCCCTAAAAGGGAAAGCTGTAATATCTGGCTCAACTTTACCCTTTTTTAATCCCTTTGTAAGAATTGCACTCTCAATAAGTGCGTCTGATAATGCGGTATGGTCTTCGATAAAATCCACATTATCCATGAGATACTGAAAACTTGTCTCAGCACTTGTTTTAAAATACATCGCTGAATTAGTAAACAAGTTATTCTCATAACAGAATTTCTTATATCTATTAACATTTATAAGTCTTTTACAAGCCATGCCCCATAAATCCAATATAGGAAACTCATATCCTCTAATCTGGAAAATAGGGTCAAGATATTCTGGATTTTCGCTTTCATCAACACCTTCAGCGATCCTTTCAGCAGATTTTCTCTGCATATCTTCCCATTCATTATAGTAGTCGCTATATAATGCTTTAATATAACGTTCTGTAAACGGGATAGCCTTCTTGTAATCAAAACATGCGTTATATGCGCATGCCATATCACAAAAATCAAGGTCGGCTATCAGTTCTTCTATAGCATTATTCCAGTTTCTAACTTCAATCTCGCCTTTTTTAAGAAGCTCCATATAAATAGGTCGCTTATTCTTATAATAGGCGGTATTAAATACCTGTGGAACAAAGAATGTTTCCTGTATAAGATAGTTTACCTTTTTTATAACATCTCCCTGAGTTGTAGTGATACACCATCCTATATCATATACAAGGGGCTTTGCTATTGCCACCTGTTGTCTTGCCTTTGGACTTAAATCCATATACTTTACAAATGGCATTGTAGCTGTCTCTGTGTCTAATGTTAAATAATACTTTCTTTTCATGTTGTTGTACCTCTCTTTTCTTTATTATGTATTTATTATACACCCTAGGAAGTAGAATGTCAAGCACTTTTTTTATTTTCTTTAAGGTTGCTTGCTTTTGTTTTTCTCTTCCTTACAAGTATTATAATATCACATTAGAGGGTAAAATACAATATGGCAAAATAACTAAAAATGCGGGGCGGGTTTTGTGCAGATTTCACAAAGTTAAAATTCGTCATTTTGCACAATAAAAGTCTTTCGGGAATCGCAAAATTTGTGCAATTTTTTTAAAAATTAGTCTTGACAAACCATAGGGGACTATGGTATAATATTGCGGCGCGTAAGGGCAGGGCACGCGCCGCCCAATTATATCACATACAGGGGTGCTTGTCAATAGGCAATTCATACAAATTTTCATTTACGCTTTTGTGCAAAATGCCGATTCTATTTTTCGTCAAAATGCACAAAAAGCCTGAGATATTTTCTACCTCAGGCTTTTTGTGCATAATTTTTATGCTTTACAAATTTTCATCAGAATTTATGTATGACCGTGGAAAATCTCTAGCAGTCTCTATAACCTCATTTTCTTCAATCTCCTTTAAAATACTATTTTCACATTCATCATAATAAGAGCCAATCTCTTTTAAAATACTATCCATAAATTCATTTTTAGTCATATACACTATTTCCTTTCATTTGATATATTTATTATGATATATTAAAATTTTTTATTTTAATCTCTATATCAACATTGTTCATTGTTGGAGATATACCTTCAAAAATAAGAAGCTCTTCTTCTCCAAACACTTGCACTGCACAGGATACATCTTCACAACATAAGTTATCATTTAACCATTTACAGAAAGTCTGAATAGTGCGATATTCCTCATCTGTAACTTCTATTGTTGCTTTTTTAGTTTCTGTAATCTTCATATTATTATACCTCTCTTTCATTTGATATATCTATCATATCATATTATATTTTATTTGTCAAGTGTTTTTTCATTTAAACCTGCCAACAATAAACCCAACTCGTAATAACTCATAACTATACTGTAAACCTTTTATCCAGTCTATTACGAAATAGATACATATAACAGTTTTCCATGAAAAACTGTATTTAGTTAATATTACCATAATACCAACAAAAGCAATAGCAAGGATAAAGTGAATTATTTCTGTCACCACTATTGTAATTATTGATATAGTTTTTAAATTTTTCATCATATATAGCCTCCTAGCAACAGTAAGAATCAATAGTAAATGCTTCAATATTAACTTTTTCTCCATCATATTCTGCATATGATATAAAAGTTATATATTTATCTAACCCAGGAGAATCGGACACATGCTCTGTAGATACTTTATAATCACTCTGTTTATGCTTTTTAGAAGCATACTGTCCTACAAAAACAGAAATCATATCCTCTATATACATTTCTATATATGCGTCTTTTTCTATAAACAATGAAACGCAGGGATGAAACATGTTATTATCTTTATCATAAAATTTAGTTTTTCTTAATTCACTTGCTACAAAATCCTCTAAATTCATATATATTCCTCCTTTTTAATTGGGGGGCGGGCCATATATGCCCCTCCGCCTAAAATTCATCCATAACTATTTTTATAAGTTCGTTTATAATATCTTTGTTTGCATCTATTGTGCGTCCATGCCATGCACTCCGCACATCTGCGTTATCATCAACTAACACCTGAAAAGGATACCTTGTTACTCTATGCTTTGGTGTTCCATACTTTACAAGATGTATTTCATCATATGGGACGCCCCATTCTTTTAACCAATCTCTTTTAGCTTTGCGGACTGCCTTATCATATATAGGGGTGGATTCCTTTGAAAGCCAGCTTGTAACTACAATATGCCAACCCTTAGATTTTATGATATGTAATATAGAATTAAGCATATCCATGTCATATAGGGGCATTGCCTTTTCATAAGGGCTGGGGTCATACGCTCTCAATGACTCAAGCCAATTATTTACTCCATATAGATTAGCTATTGTGCCATCCATATCAAATACCAATACTTTTTCAAACTCTCTCATACTTTATTACCTCTCTTTTCCTTTATTATGTATTTATTATATCATATTCATTTTCTTTTGTCAACACTTATTTTTTCATTATGCGCCCCTACTTTCAACAAAGCAAGCCAGTTATAAAAGCTAACCCACCTTGTCTACTTTGTAGGGGTCTTATCTTTAATTTCTATATTTATTATAAGTGATAATACATTAAAAGTCAAGTAAAATATTGCACAAAAAATTTTTTAATTTTAGGATAATTTATCTATTGACAAAGACAGTAATCTGTGGTATAATAATTTTAAGCCCACCCACCCACCCCAAAGTGGGGTAAGGTCGAGGCTTCACGCTTCACAGTAATAACACTTTAGCGTGGTGAAGTGATAACCGCAGATAAAAGGCGGAGAATGTCTCTCCGCCCGCATTTTATTCTATTATTAAATCATAACCATAATTTTCAGTGCAGCTTCCTTCTACTATAGAGTAAATAAAATCACCAAAAGAGCAGTCATCATACATAGGGCTATTCTCAAATATGACTTCTAACTTTTTAAGCATGTCATACTCTTTTTGAGTCATGACTATTTCTTTTTTAATCTTCATATTCATTGCTCCTTTATTATTTTAATGTTACCTTTGTACAGATTTTATTGATAAAAACAAACCTGTATTTATCCCAATAGATATAATCAAAGCTATCCCCATGAGATTCTAGCATGAAATAGCTATGATGTTCTCTTAATATATTTATAGCATAATCTTCTGGTTTTCCTAAAAATAATAATCCATCTATATCCATATTATCCTCCTTACTGCATTAACAAGAATGCAATATCTCTTTCTTCTCTACTACCAAACCACAAACACTGTCCATCCCAAAGACGGATGCCATATACATCCTCTAAATCTCTTTTAATCTCAAATGCGCTCATATTATGCCTCCTTTATTGTATCAAAATACAGGTCTAATGCTTCTTCTATAATATTGCTTATCTCAAAATTTGAATCTGTAAATGAGCTTCCATATTCATCCTTAAAATCGTCCATATAGTCTAGTATTTCCTGCTTTGTCATACAATGTCCCTCTTCCTGGGCGGTATCAACTAACCGCCCCTTAATTATATATTTTAATCTTCCAAAGTTACTTCAGAGCCTTTCCTAACTTTGAATGTCTTACTATCGCCCCATATATCTGTATATCTATAAGTTGTATCGTTCATCTGAATTATTTTAGCAACGCCGCTAGTTGCTATTGTCATTATTATCTGTCCATTTGTTTTTACTACTATTTTTCTCATATCTTTTTACCTTTAAATCCTTTTTTTGGATTCCCTTTCCTTTATCTTGTATTTATTATATCACTTTGTGCTTTATTTGTCAACAACTTTTTATAAAATTTATTATTTCCTGTTTGCCCTCAGCTAATATCTCACCAGTCTCAGAGTCAACTAGCATTAAACCAAACTTTGTATCATTGATTATTACTATCATTGTTATCGCCTCCTTACATTATTTATTATATCACTTTGGTTATAAATTGCAAGTGTTTTGAAGAAAAAAAATGCACAAATTAAAGTTTAAAATTTTGTTACTATTGCACATTGACAAAAAGATACAATAGTCAATAATACTAAAAATTTTCCTTTACTTTTGTGAATTTTTACCAATTGACAAAAAAGCTGATTTGTGCTAAACTTATCCTCCACCCTCCCCCTCCCACCCACCCCGGAGAAGACCGGAGTTAGTCGAGTCTAATCTTAGTTAGTTACAACTAACTTTTAAGCTATAATAAAGGCAAGCATAAAAAGTGCTTGCCTTTTTTCTTACATTATCATAATTTTATAATCATGGTATATTTTAGAATCTGCTAACGGGTCAAAGTCCGCCAATGCATCCAGCATATCTTCTTTATCAAAGATATAACCTTCATTATCTCTTAATGGCTCATCTTCATAAGCTGTTAATATATCGTCTATCATATTCCAGTCTATTTCATCTATTTGGAAATCCTCGAAACTGAGACTATCCTCATACCACATCTCAGTGAGAACAACTCCGATTCTAGCGTTTTTCTTTTTACCTGAATCAGTTGCCATATATGCCTTTTTTAATCTGTCAATCATGCTTTTCTCTTCTTCTGAAATAAATATCACCTTTGCTGTTCTCATAATTCTTTACCTTTAATCCTTATTGGATTTCCTTTCCTTTATCTTATGTATACATTATAAGGCTTTAAGCGTTAAAAGTCAATAAAAAAGTAGAAAAAAGTTGAATAAATTAGCATTAAGTTTTTTGTTACTATTGCACATTGTAATTTTTTGTCAATAGTCAATAGTAACAAAAAATTTAATCATTTTTGTGAATTTTAACTATTGACAACTGGGCAAGAAATGTGTTATAATATATCTATACCCACCCTACCACCCTAAGTCGGACCCCTTCTGCGCTTCTCAGTGATTACGCTTTAACGTGTTAAAGTGTAACAAACAAAAAAAGCAGATGCTAAAATATTAGCATCCGCCCCTTTACTACAAGGTTAAAAAGTAAACATTTAAAATTATTAACGCGACCTGAGTAAGATAGGCGTTTATGTGCAACCTGTTAATAACATTCATTGTTAAACAAATTGCACAGTTTACAAGTCCAAATATCGGCGCCCACCAATAACCCATGAGCACGAACACAACATTTAAAATTGTTAAAATTGCAGTAAGGTCATAGATTTCAAATCTGTAGTAGTCATCCTTAATATTAAAAAAATCTCTCATAACTTTTGTACCTTCTCTTTTCTTTTGATACTTTAATTATACATTAGTAGAGATAAAATGTCAAGCAAAAATTTTAGTTAATTTTCCATCTTTATCAAAAGTAAGGCTAACAATATTGTAACCCCTTGTTGCTATCTCTAAATAATCCTCTTCTTCGGTGAGGATTTCAATTTTTGCTTTTGAAAAAATATCTTTTAATGTCTCTTTATCATTCATTATAGATACCTCCTATTCTTTTATCAACCTATCAAAAATATCTCTTATTGTTTTATCGCTTAATTCTTTAAGTTCGCAAAGATTGCAAAACTGGATAACCTCTCTGTCCTCATGTCCACGCTTTTTAATCAATGTAAGCATGAGCTGTTCTCTTAATGTTTCATCTCTTAATTTAGGCATTGTATTAGTCCTCCTTTTCTAACTCTTCTAAAAATTCATCGGTAATAGCGTCAACCCAATCCTCAACGGTTTGATAACCGCTTTTATAATAGGCTACATCATGCATTGTTTCCTTCGTGAATCCACCAACGGCAACTGCCCCACTGATAAATTCCTCAGATACTCCGCAAACCTCTACTAATGCGTTGTATAAATCCTCTGCTGTAATTGTTCTGTATTCCATAATTTTTTACCTCTCTTTCTTTTTCCTTTATCTTATGTATACATTATAACAAAAGAATTATTACATGTCAACTATTTTTGATAAAAAAGTTGCATAAAATGTGCGGCAGATCTTTGGCTATTTTTGCCATTGACATTAGAAGTCAATGTGCAATAGTTACAAAAAATTTTCTTTACTTTTGTGAATTTTTACTCTTGACAACTGGACGAAAATGTGGTATAATATTATATATAACCCACCCACCCGCCCAATACTGGGGTGCGACGCTGTGAAGCGATAACACTTCAACGTGCTAAAGCGGCAAGGGTAGATAAAAGGAGCGGTTTAGCGACCGCCCCCATTTTTAGTTAGTATGTGTAAACTTTATGATTGCGCCATGCTTAGCAATCTCTTTTCTCTGCTCACTAGCACTTAATCCAGCAAACCAAACCACTGTACCATCTTTGAACTCATAAAATCCTCTTGTTTTTGGTGTTTTCATAATCTTTTACCTTTACCCCTTTGGTGGGGTTTCCTTTCCTTTATTATATATTTATTATAACATCTAATACTTCATTTGTCAACACTTATTTTTATTATTTCATCATCTAGTATTGAATTATCACCTCATGTTAATTTTTATCTGTTCCTCACTAATACCTAACTCTCTTTGCCACTGAATAAGTTCCTCCACTTTTGTTTCTTTCCTCTCTTTCCTTACCTTGTAATCTAATAATACCAGATAACTAACAATTTGTCAATACTTTTTTAAAAATATTTTTTATTTTTTTTGTAAAAAACTATTGACTTTTGTTTGGCTTTGATGTATTATTAGTATAAAGATAAGGAAAGGAATTGGTGATGGCCATGAGAAAAGTAATAGTAAAATTAAACAATAGCACAATAGGAAAAACAGAAATGACAACAGAAGAAATAAGACATGCGGAAATGGCAGGTTTTACGATTATTGAATCATTGAACAAATAAAAGAAAAAAGCACAGAGAACAGGTGTTCTTTGTGCTACTCTTTTGTATTAACACTTTAACACATTAAAGTGTTAATGTTAGTCTGAACTAACTTAAATTAGTCTTAACTAACTCTTTGCTACTGCATCACTTTAGTGTGCTAAAGTTAGCCTCTCCTAACTTGAGTTAGTCTTACCTAACCGACCACACGTTCACTGCAAAGTGATAGCACTTTAACGCACTAAAGTTAGTCTTGCCTAACCGAACGTTTGTTTGGACAGTTAGTTAAGGCTAACCAAACACTTGTTCGTTGTGCAGATTGCACAAAATGGGAAATTAAAATTTGTGCAATTTTTTTTGCATTTTACTATTGACAAACCATACGACTGTGTGGTATAATTAAACGGATTTTAACTTAGTCTTTCGCTTTGCAGTGATGACACTTTAACGTGCTAAAGTATCATTTTAATATCATTTTAATTATAGCACAAAAATGCGCCCATGTCAATAGGCAAAATGCACAAAAAAATTTTTTATTTTTGTGAAAAATTACTACTTGACAAAAAGATAGATTTGTGGTATAATTATCCCAAGCCTCCCCCACCCGCCCACCCCAGAGGTTAGCGGTGATTAACAGAAGTTAGTTCAGTCTAACCAAGGTTAGCTAAGACGAACCTGAGTTAGTTCAGCCTAACAGGAGTTAGTCAGAACTAACTAGAGTTAGCCGTATGCAACTAAAATTAGTTAAGCCTAACTACTAACGTAAAATCGGCTCGGCTCCGTTGTCACCGAGACGACGCATTATGTAATCAAAAGAAAAATGATATAAAAATTATTTCTTTATATCTCTTATTATCTTTGATATAACTCTTCTTTATATCTTCTTTGCCCGCCTAATAAATGATCTCACAACGCTTCGATAGGTCGGTGCTACAGACAGTGCTCGCAAAATTTTTTCACCTAACTAGCAATATACTCAGAGAATTTTTTCTCTGTTGCAAAAATATTAAGGCGGGGGTATAGTTTCGGGATTTTTAAAAATTAAATCTGAGAAAAGGGGTTTAGCACCCACACCAACATTCCAAATCATTTTTCAATTCACAAAGACGGAAAAAATATACATTCCAAATTAATTTTCAATCTAATACCCCAATCATTTATCTTCAGGACAATATTCCGCAGTTATTGTCAATTTAATGTTATCTCCTTTATATAACCGATTGCCCCAACAACATAATGCCGCCAATACAGTTAAATCAGTTGCGTCAGCAAGCGCATCCTCATCACTTACATATGTAACAACTTGTGTCGTGGGATTGTCTGTTGATTCTGGAAGTAATATGTCTATTAATTCATGTATATCTTTAGCTTTTATTATATTTCCATCTGATTTTTCAACAGAAAATTTTCCATATGATGTATCTATTTTTACCATTATTATATCTCCTTTATTTCCGCAAAAAAATTAAAATAGTTTTCTAAATTTCTCTCTACTTCTTTTGAAACAACATCATCGAATAAATAAAAAAGTTCTGCGGTAGGATGAAAACCAGAGCATCTCTTTAAACGATATTTATTTACTTTACCTCTTAATACAGGTAAGCCATGCCTCCTCCGCATATTATTATTCCAATGTAAAGGATTGTCATAAAACTCTTTTTTCTTTTTCTTATACTCTCTTATTTCTTCTTCCACCATTTCCCTGAGCATACTTTACTCCTTTATTTCAAAACAATAGAACTTTTTATTAGGGTCGTTTCTATCTTCCTCAGTTCCTAAAATATATTCTCCGCACCACAACTCTCCTATTCCAGATACCCAAACACTAAAATTATTTTCTCCCCTTACGCTTCCATATGCGGCAACCGTACCGCGGCTACCATCACTCAATTCAACTTCTGTTCCTATATCAAGCGGAAAAGTAACTGTAAACATTTTTATTTCCTCCAACTTATTATTATTCCACTTCCACTTCTCTCTAATTTATCTGACTTAAATGTTATTTCATATCCCATATTTTTAAGTTCCTTAACAAGGATAGGTAGCATTTCAACCGTTATACCATAATAGCCCTTCTTCATGTCTGCCGCGTTTAAATATTCCATTCTACTTATCCTCCAATTCTATTATCTCTTTCTTTTGAACATCATATACACACAATTTTCCATTCTCTGAATAATAAGGCGCCATATATCCATACCCGCGATAGTTACTACCTTCATTAAATACTACATATATAATATGTGTAGTAGAATAATAGTATAAATCATTCTCTCCATCTATTGATATTAAATGAGAATGGATATTATAATCCTTTAGTCCTTCTTGAGTATTGGTGCATCCAGTTAAACTAAAACACATTATTATTCCTAACATAATTATAATCTTCTTCATTGCGGCAACCCCCTTAATATTTTATCCAACCATCGGAAATTCCTATACACCAATAGACTAATTCATCATGCTTATTTTCTATATATCCTTTTTTTATTCTTTTTTTAATATCACGTTTCCAATGACACAAATCTTTTTCTATGCCTTTATTATCTATTAAATTTAAATAATGAATTAATTCTTTGTCTGTAATATCTAATAACATATTATATCATAAACAACTTTTCTGTTGCTTTCATTCCTTTCTTATTCACATCTTGCTTTACAGTTCTTTCTTTCTCCCAAATACATTTAAAATCAGGCGGCATATTATATTCACTAATTAAAACAATATTGTTTTTACTTAAATTCCTACAAAAATCATAAAATTCATCATAATTTATAAACTTGGTAGAATATTGTTTAGTTCCCTTATATGGTGGATCCATATAAAATAATGCGAATTTCGTGCTTTCATACTGCCGATAGTCTCCGCTTTTAAATTCTATTCCATCTAAATGCGGCGCTTGTTCTTTTAAATTTTTTAATCTTTCTGCATAGATACTTCTACCACCTTTAGCATCTCTACCATATCCACCATCAAAATAGCGTCCGCCATAACTTGCACAAAAGCCAATTAAAGCAGTATATTCCTTAGAAAATTTCTCGGTTTTTAACTTTCTAGCTTCTCTAACTTCCGCATAATGCTCAAAACTACATTCTGACGGAGCAATAGAAATATTATTATCCTTTTGAATATATCTCAATAATGAGATTAGCTCTTCATTAATATCAGAGCCAATCCTATTTTCACAGCTAATTTTATCAATAACATTAGCTCCTCCAACAAAAGGCTCTATATACGTAGTTATATTATTTTCATCTATTTCCTTTTGTATTATTGGAACAATATATTTTGTTAATCTATTTTTACTTCCTTGATAAACCATTTAACCTCTCCTTTTTATGACATAACCAATAAATAAAATATGCGGCTGCAGCTGGAAGGAACAATATTATCTGTATTAAAAGATATAATATTACTCCTAACTCATTTAAATTTGTTTCTTTATATAAAATTTTAAAACTAAAAACATGTTTATAAGTATCAAATAAAGTATCTTCTTCTTTTGCAGAAATGAGATATGCTAACTGACAAGCAACCAATATAAGATATCCTACTATAATTGTAGCTATTATTTGAAACATATTCCCTCCTTAAATCACGCTTCCGTGTTTTTCTATGTATTTCATCTTTCTAATAATCCAATCTGAAAAATATGAGCCTGATTGCGCGACTAGGTAATCGGCGGATTTCGTTATTTTATCGACAAGCTTATCCACATCTTTTTCATATACATATTCAATGGGTGCGCCATTATTTATCGCCCACTGTTCAGCTAGACTCTTTTCTTCACTATATTCACAACCGCCGCACAATACAGTAAAGATATAACATTGCCCATTTTCTATTAGCTTTTGCATCATCTTATCAAGAGTCTCATACTCTTGAAATCCCACAATCAATATTCTCATATTTTCTCCTTTATTCTATATATAAATTATAACAAAAAATATTTTATTTGTCAATCTTAACACTTTTGACCAAAAAAATTTGACAAACTAAAAAATTTTTGCTATACTAAATATAGAGATAGATAAAACTATCCAAAAAGAATTTAAGGAGTAAAGCATGGAAGAAAATAATGTTGATAATCAACAAAAGGAATTTAAATTAGATTACTCTCTTAATTCTGTAGAAAGAGTTGAATTAGTAAAAAAAATATGCGCGGAAATCGATCCCGTGAAACTTACACCTAGATATTTAACAATATTAAGTGACTATATTCTTTTGGCAGACAGAGAAGAGAGAAAAAAAGAAAAGGACTTAATGACAGACAATAGATTAGTCACAATAAACAAGCATGAAACATCTTATCAAGGATTAGTTTCTAAACTTGAAAATGGGGAAGATGGGTTATTTAATATGATGACCGATAGTGAAAATAAAAATATTATTCTTACTCCAAAAATGAAAATCACCCCAAGAGACTATGAAGAAATGCCTGAACTAAGGGCAAAAAAAGAAGCTATAGATAAAGTAAAAGAGCAGATATCAAGAGAAACAGGAAAGAAAAAATATTTATTAAAACAACAGTTAATAGAAATGTATAAAGAACAATATGTTATTAGAAATGAAATAAAACCACCAATGTATTGTTTAAATGTAATTAAATCTTTTAGAAAGATTGATTTTGGGGAAAAGCTTAGTATAGATGCGGAAGGTATGCCGCATTCAGATGGGCTAATTTCATTTTTTAATTGGGAACATATTTCTGCCCTATTGTGTAATTATTCTAAATTAAAAGAAGATTCATGGGGCGGATTTTGGGGAGACTCTTGGTATTTATTAGAAGATTTAGATAATTTAGTTGAAAGTTCATTAAAAGAAAAATATCCTTTATATTATGATTTAGTTATATACAAAATTGATGGTAAGTCAAATCTTGAAATTCAAAAACAGCTAGAAGTAGACCATGGAGTTAAACATTCTATGGAATATTTATCTAGTCTCTGGAGAAATAAAATCCCAAAAATTATTGCATTACAAGCACAAAAAGATTTTTTAAATTGGTATTATACAGAAAAAGAATATGGAAAATGGAAGCGCTGTTCTCGCTGTGGAGAAATAAAGTTAGCTCACAAGCTTTTCTTTTCTACTAATAAAGGAAGTAAAGATGGATGGTATTCTATTTGTAAGGAATGCAGGAATAAAAAATAGGGCAAAATAATTTTATTTAATGCTATATAAATAATTATCTATATAAAGGAGGTGAAAATATGGACAGAATATGTGAAAAATGTGGTAAGAAGATGGTAGAAACACAATTCTATCAAAAGAAAGATAAAACCTATTTTACGCTTTGTAAAAAATGTCTTACCATGCATATAGATAATTTTAAACCTGAGACTTTTATATGGATTCTCAAAGAGGCCAATTTCCCTTATATTGAACAAGAGTGGAATACATTAAGAGATAAGGCTTTTGCAAAAGATCCAGTAAAGATGAATGGCATGTCTGTTATTGGTAAATATTTCTCTAAGATGCGACTTGGACAATGGAAAGAGTATAACTGGGATGATACAGAAAAATTACAAAAAGAATATTTGGATAATAAGCTAAAAATTCAGGCGGAAAGAGAACAATATGAAGCTCAAATAAAGGCGGATTATGAAGCTGGAAAGATTTCTGAGGCTGAATATAAAACCTGGATGAGTGCTGAGTCTCAAAATGATGCTTATAAGTATGGGGCATCCGCAGATGCGGTAGGTTCTTCTAATATGTATAATGAAGGTAATTTTATATCTGAAGAAGAAGTGAACCCCGCGGCAGATTTAACAGAGGATGATAAGAAAGCATTAGCATTAAAATGGGGAAGATTATACACCCCTAATGAATGGCTATTGTTAGAAAAGGATTATCAAGAGATGATGCATTCTTTTGATATTCAAGATGCTGATACTATGAATACTTTGATATTCTTATGTAAAACTAATCTTAAAGCTAATCAGGCTATTGATAATGGAGATATTGAAGGATTTCAAAAGCTAGTTAAAGTTGCTGAAACTCTTAGAAAGACAGCAAAATTTACCGCGGCTCAGAATAAAGAAGATAAAAATAATTTTGTAGATTCTGTTGGTGAGTTGGTTGCTATGTGTGAAAGAGATGGAGGTTTTATCCCACCAACCTTAGCAGATGTTCCACAAGATATAGTAGATTTAACTTTAAAGGATATGGAAAATTATTTATATAAATTAGTTACCCAAGATTTAGGTTTTGGACAACAGATAGAAGATTCTATTAAAAAGATACAGATTCAGAAAGAGATGAATGAGCAAGAAAACAATGAATTAGATGAGGATGAAGAATTAATTTTGGAGAATGAGGATCATGCTGAATTTTATAATGAGATAGAATCTCAAAAAGAAGAGGATGATAAAATTATGAAGGGAGAAAGATAATTTGGCATTACAAGAACTAATGGAACTCTCCCTTTCTTTTGGTGGTAAAAAAGTTGGTTTATCTGAAGAAAGAATTAAAGCACAAATTCCTACTTTAAGAAAATATGTAGCTTATTGGCGAGAATATCCAGATATGTTTGTAGATTTTCTTTGTGGGGATAACCCTGAAAATTTCCATCTTTTCTTTTATCAAAGAGTATTTTTACGTGGTGTAATGCGACATAGATATGCGTATGCTACGTTTCCAAGAGCTTATAGTAAGAGCTTTCTGTCAGTTTTAATTCTAATGCTTCGTTGTATACTGTATCCTGGAAGCCATTTATTCGTAACTACCGGCGGAAAAGAGCAAGCTGCGGGAATCGCAAGAGAAAAGGCAGAAGAATTATGCAAGCTTATTCCTGGTCTTAAAAATGAAATTGACTGGAGTAGAGGTGCTTCAAAAGCATCTAAGAATGAAGTTGAATATAAATTTAAAAATGAAAGTAAACTTGATATTATTGCGGCAAGTCAAAATTCTCGTGGTAAGCGTGCTACTGGTGGACTTATGGAAGAGGTTATCTTAATAGATGAAACCTTATTGAATGAGGTAATTATTCCTACGATGAATGTATCTAGGAAGCTGCCAGGTGGGGAAAGAATAGATGAAGAGAGAGTAAATAAAAGTCAAATATATGTTAATTTTTTTGGTCAAAACGTTACAATTTTTTGTATTTTATTTTTAAGTATAATATCAAAAAGAATAGAAAGGATGATATTATGCAATATTATATATACAAAATTGAAAATAAGATAAATCATAAAATTTATATAGGATTAACTAATAATATAATTAGAAGAAGATGTCGTCATTTTGGGGATTTAAGAAGAGGCACTCACGATAATCATTTTCTTCAAAAAGAGTATAATATTTATGGTTTTGAGAACTTTGATTTTACAATAGAATTTTCAGGGGATTGCACTGAAAAGGAAATTGGAGAAAAAGAAAAATATTATATAAAAAAATATGATAGTTATAGAAATGGTTATAATCAAAATGAGGGTGGAAATTTTGGAGCTAGTAATGGAGGCTCAAAATTAACCCAAACAGATATTTTTAATATATTAGCTGTTCTTGAGTTTATGTCAAGACCTGGACAAGTATTATCAGATATATATGATGTATCTAGGACAACTATTAGTAGAATAAAAAGAGGAGAAAATCACTCCCAATATAAAGAAGAATATGAAAAGCTTTCAATAGAAGAAAAGCAAGAGATATATAAAATTTTTTGTGAAAGTCAAAATCTTATTGAAAAGAAAGCTTATTCTACAATAATAAAGTCTAAAAGACATTTAACTGAGCAGCAAGTGCATTTAATTTTATATAATTATGAAAACAAGATTATTCCACTTAATGAAATGGCAAATTTTGTAGGAGTAAAAAGTAGAAATACATTAGAATGCATTAGAAAAAATCAAAGTTATAAAGATTATTATTTATCTTATCAAAATTTAACTGATGAACAAAAAAGTGTATTAGCATCACTATTGAGTAATCAATAGCAGAAAACCCATTGAATTGCTGGGAAGCCTTACAAGTAATGTTGAAGGTAATCAGCAGCCAAGCCTTTTATAAAAGGAAGGTTCAACGACTATCTCGAAAGAGAGTACACAACAAGCGATGGTTGTGGAAGTGGTGGGCCCCTAATCTTAGGGTGAAGATATAGTCTACTCTATATAGAAATATATAGCAGTTCATAAGAGAACGCATGTGACTTAGCGAATCACATGGAATACAAAGGAACAACAGCAGGCTGGAAAAACAGTTTTGCATATGCTAAACTTATTCAGTTGCTTATTCAGCAGATTATTGAGCCTTCTGAAGCTATTGTTATGGGCGGTACATGGAGAATCCCAGTTAAAGAAAAACTTCTCCAACGTAGTTTTATAGAAGAGTTAAAATTAGATGGTACATACAATGATGCTAGTTTTGCTAGGGAGTATGAGTCTGAATGGAGTGGAGATTCTGAAAATGCCTTTTTCTCAGCAGAAAAGTTTGATAAACATAGAGTTCTAAGTCAACCTGAGTATGAGTATAGCGGAAGAAGTGGAAAAACTGCTTATTATGTTCTTGGGGTTGATGTTGGTCGAAAGGGAGATAAAACTGAGATATGTGTAATCAAGGTAACACCACAACCGCAAGGAACTTCAATAAAAAGTTTAGTAAATCTTTATACTATTGATGCTGAGCATTTTGAAACTCAGGCTATTAAAATAAAGAAATTATATTATAAGTATAGAGCTAAAATAATAGTAATTGATGCTAATGGTGCAGGAGTCGGTTTGGTAGATATGATGACTGTGTCTCAAATTTATCCAGAAACTGGATATACCCTTCCT